AGATAAAAATACTGAAGCAGGAACTGTAAAAATAAAAATAGTAAAAACTTCTTCTTCTGGCATAGGACAAAAAGTAATGAAAGAAGAAGAAATAGATCTATATTCTGCAACAGCTTTATCAGATACAATTATTTATTCTATAGATACTAAAACTTTTACTGAACTAGAAGACTATGAAGATATATATGGATCTTTTTCTTTTGAGATAGAAGTATTGGATAAAAAGAATTTAGCATCAACAAATAAAAAATGTAAAATTAGTAAATACGCTTTTTCTAAGAATTATAATTTATTGATTAAAAAAGAAGAGATAAAAGACGATATAGCATTCATTTCAACAGGAGTAGTAAGATAATGGCAATCATAAGAAAAACAGTTAGTGGCTTAAAACCAGATTCCAATTATCTTTTTGCAGTTAAGCCAAAGAATACAGAAATATCTGCATCAGACGAAATTCCAGATTCCATAAGAATTAAAACGCCATCTTCAGGGTCAGTGCCAAGTGAAATTGACATAAATACTTTTTCTATTGTTTCTAATTTTGAATCTGTAATGTTTATTTTTCAACCAGTTGCAGATCAAGATTTTTCCGAATATGAGTATGAGATATATGATGGAGCAACTACATCATCTAATTTAGTTTCTACAGGCCGTAAAAGATCAACAGTTTTTGTTGTATCAGTCGCAAACAGTACAAGAACAGTTAATGCAACAACAGGTGTAGAGACAGTCACCAACACTAAATATTACGGTAGAGTAAGAGCAATCAATACTTCAGGTAATGCAGGAGCTTGGACTAGTTTGGTAACTCACAATGGCAATACACCTTTAATCACTGACCAGTACATAGGATCGCTAACCGCAGGAAAAATAACTTCTGGATTGATAACGGCTGAGCAAGTTATTCTGCAAAACGCATCAGGAACTTTAGAAGAGTATAGTCCAACCAATGGAATGTCCGTGATTAGATCTTCCAACTTTGTTGCAGGAAGTGTTCCAGTTGACCAGGGAGGCACTGGCAAGGGTTGGATAATTAAAGGCGACGGAACGGCACAATTCGACGCTGCTTCAATTAGAGGAACATTATCTGCGAACTCTATTTTTATCAATGCTGATAATAGATGGGCAAGAAACGCCGCAAATGACACGTCAAATTCTGAATTTGTAGTTGGTAATGCAACAAACCGACTGTATTGGAATCCAACTGGAGGAACAGGTTCTGGATCTCTTCTAAAAGTGGGAAACTCCACCAACTACATGCAGTGGGATGACAACACATTAACCGTAACAGGAGCAATAACAACTAATGCAACTATTAGTAGCTCAAGCGCAGGTGGATTAACAATAGGAACCAATTCTTTACAGTTTGGAGCAGGTGGATATAAAAGCTCTGTTATGTTTGTTGGCTGGAATACATCAGATAGCGTTTCTGCAAATAAATTTTCTTTAGGCAGTAAACTATATTTTGATGGAACAAATCTAACAGTAGATGGAACTATCAATGCTACTGCAGGAACATTTAGCGGAAATATAACAGCTACAGGAAAAATTAATGGAGGACAGATAATCGGTGCGACAATCAAAAACTCAGATGTTGCCAGTCCAACATTTCAAATAGACAGTTCTGGAAATGTGTTTGCAAACAACATCTATGCAACAGGCACTGTTGGAGATTTGGGTTTGCAAATTAGAGCAACTGGATCTCCTACTGGGTCATCGACAGGTCAAATTTTTATTTACGCTGGAGCAAACAAGAGTCTAAGGATTGGTCAAGAAAATGATTACTTAACTATTCGCAAGTCGCAAAATACATTAGGAGTAGACACAGATGATGCAGTTAACATTCAGTCTAGTAGAAATAATAGAATAGTCTACGGTAGGAGAAACGATGTAGCTACACCTTATGCAACAGCTGCAACTAGAGAGCATACTTTTCATGGAGACATCGCCTTAGTCTCTGCTGGAGCGCTTGGAACTAGTAGGTCAGACATTTTTAACGTTGCTGGATTCAGCGATGTTGATACCCGGAGAAGGAACCCCTCTTACTATTGCTCTCGGATTCGTAAGTGCTGGAACTGGCTACTTTATAGCAAGTAAAACTTCTACTATTAAGATTAAAGAAAATATTAAAATTGTAACACCAGAAGAAGCTATGCAAGATATATTAAGTCTTCCGCCAGTAAAAGATTTTAGTTATATAAGTAAAAGAAAAGATTCACTAAAATCACTTCAATACAATTTAAAAGATGGAGATAGAGGTTTTATTATAGAAGATTTTGATGAATCTAATTTTAAATATGTTGGAACAATTCCAACTGTAGAATATGAAAATTTATCAAACGAAGATGACCAAGAATTAATAAATAGTCTTTCTTTGGATAATGAAAAATACTTTACTAGAAAAATGTGGAAAGAAAACGCCTTAATAGCTACACTAGTTGGTGCTGTTAAATATTTGAATAATAGAATTGAATCTTTAGAAGAGCAACTTGCAGCACAATAATATTGCTGATATACTCTACAAGTAATTTCTATATTAGGAGAAACAATGCAAGAGTCTAATTTAGATGTAAATCTAATTATTCAATCATTTCAAGAAAAAGTTAGCCAGCTTATGACAGAGCTAGTTGTTAAAGAGGCAACAATCAAGCAACTAGTATCTCAAATACAGCAGGCGTCAGAACAAAAAGAAGATTTTTCAGTTCCACAAACAGCAAAGAAAGAAAAGTAAAATGTCAGAAGAAACAGCAGTAGAAGCACCAAAAGAATTTACAATCACTATCAACATTAGCGAAGCAAACCTGGCCTATAAGAGTGATTTTTCAGAGCCAGAAACAATTTTTTGGCTTGAAGCGGTTAAAAATATTATTCTCACTAAGACGTTTGAAGCAACTGGCCTTAAAAGCTGAATATATTAAATAAAAAACCGTACTATAGAGCAACAAACTAAACCTCTGGAGTGCCCCAATGCCCATACGTCAGTATTTACCTTTTCAACAGTCATCTAGTCAAGAGTTCGACTTTGCATCAGCGCAGCTAGATGCTACACAAATTAGTGGCTTAGCTAAGACGATGAAGGTTGCTGCCTTAGCCCTAGGATATCAGGGGACAAATTATTTTTATACAGGTAGAAGCAATTTTGAGCCGTCGCCATATGACTTTGACCGCATTCTTCAAGCCGTTGATACCGACTCTTATGTTAGACAAGCAGTAGGAAAGTACAAAGATCTTTTTTGGAAAGAAGGTTGGCAGATAGTTGGAGAAAATCCAGCAGCTGTTGAATACTTGTATCAAAGAATTGACTATATGGAAATGGCTATGAAAAGGCCTTTTCTTGATTTTCTTATTGATTTATCTGATCAGCTTTTTAAGTTCGCAAACGTTTTTATTGTAAAAGGAAGAGGAGATTTATCAGAATACTTTCCTTCTAAGATAGAACCCGTTAATGCCAGTCAGCCTGTTGTTGGGTATTATTTAATTCCAACAGAACAAACTAGAATTTTGCGCGATAGATACAATAGACCTAAGTCTTATCAGCAACAAACAGATCCTTTAACTTACGCACCAACAGATAGAGATCCAGTTTGGTCAGCAGAAAGAGTTATACATCTTTTCTTTGACAGAAAACCAGGACGAGCATTTGGAACTCCATTTATGTCAAACGTTTTGGATGACGTTGTTGCTTTAAGGCAAATGGAAGAAGACATACAAAATCTTGTTCACAGAGAACTATTTCCTCTTTATAAGTACAGAATTGGAACTGCCGATCAGCCAGCAGAGCCAGAAGAAATTGATCAAGCAGCCTCTGAGATAGAAAACCTTAGAGCAGAAGGTGGATTAATTCTGCCATTTAGGCACGACGTAGATGTTATTGGTGCAAATAATGCGGCACTAGATGCAAGTGCATACTTAGATCACTTTAAAGAAAGAGTTGCTATTGGACTCGGCGTTGCTCCTCATCATTTAGGTATGACCTTAAATGGTGGAAATAGAGCGATGACTGAAAGACTAGATACCGCTTTATATGACAAGATAAAGCAGTTCCAAAAGCAGTTTGCGGAAATGATAAGGGTTCATATATTTAATGAGCTATTATTTGAAGGCGGATTTGATCCAATTACAAATCCTCTTGGAAGCGATACATCTGATAGATGCTACTTTAAGTTTAATGAAATCGATGTTGACACTCAAGTCAAAAAAGAAACTCATATTATACAAAAGTATGTTAGCAATTTAATTGGCTTAACAGAAGCAAGAATAGCCTTAGGTGTTGATCCAGAAGCAGAAGAAGATGATATGTTTCAGGCCAAACAGGCTAAAGTTCAAATGGATATGGCAATGGCTCAATCACAAGCTGCGCAAGATGCGCAAACAGACGTCGTTAAAGATGCAGACAAACAAGAGCCTGCTAACAAAGGTCAAAGAAACCTCCCTTCAAAAAGAAGAGGGCCAGGCAACTCTGTTAGGCCACAAAATCAACAAGGAAGAAATACTTCGCCAAATATAAAAAGATCCGACAATGCCTGGCTTGGTCTTGTTGAAAGTTTGCTAGAAGACGAGTATAATATATATCCAGTAGATGTTGAAACAGAAAAATAAGGAAATAAAATGAGTTTTATTATTGAGTCAGAAATCTCTAAACAGTATCTTAGAGAAGAGAATGCAGTTGAAGGATTTAAAGAAGCCGTAGAAAATGGTCAAGTAAGATTAGCTCTTCAAATTCTCGTTGATATTGTTGATGCGTTTTCCGATATATTTGAAGCCCTCACTGAAGATGACGATGAAGTAGTAGAAGTTGAGCAAACACCTACTGAAGTAGCAAAAGAAGAACCTAAGCAAAAAGAGCAAGAGCAGCCAAAAGAAAAGGCTGAACCCGCTGCAAAAAAGTCTACAAAGACAGAACCAGCTGATACGCAAGAAGTATGATGAAAATATTAATTGGTTGTCCAATTTATAAAAGAAGTTGGATATTCCCCTTATGGGCATCAGCAATTGAAAGACAGTCAATATCTTTGTCAGACATAGGTTTTGTTTTTGAAACATCTCCAGATGACGAAGAAACAATTGCATTCTTAAAAAAGTTTGCTAGCGTACATCCAGAGATTCCTCACTATGAGATTGTTATAAGAGAAGACATTCCTCACTTTGAGCATTCTGCTAATTCCAGACAATGGACAATGTCTAAGTATCATAATATGGTAAATCTTAGAAACTCTCTTTTAGAAAAAGTAAGAGAAATAAAACCTGATTATTATTTTAGTTTAGACTCTGATATAATAATAAAGCATCCTTCTACAATAGAGCTACTCATGGCTCATATTGATGATGGTGCAGATGCAGTTAGTCCACTGATGTTTATGACTCCGTTTGACACAAACTTTCCAAGTGTAATGACTTGGAAAAATGACGGATCAGACAAAGCATATCGAGAAGAGTCATATCCAATTGGAAGTTATTTTAAAACAGATATAATAATGGCAGCAAAAATGATGTCAAAGAAAACTTACGAAAATATTAATTATGAATTTCATTCTCAAGGAGAAGATTTGGGCTGGTGCCTAGACGCAAAAAGAAAAGGCCTAGATCTGTACAGTGCAGCATACCTTTATGCTCCACACCTAATGCATCAAGAGCTTCTTCCTAACTTCTTAAAGGAAGGCGATCAAAGAGAATCTGTTCTTTTTGAAAAGTATATAAAAACGTGATATCTTTATATAAAATTGTTTAATGTTATAAAACTAAATTACTATATATTTTGATCTAATAAAAATGGAGTAAACATGGCTTTTGACTTTGTTGAAAACTTTACAATAAAGCTACCTGACTTCTCTCAATCAGATTTTTCTTTTGAGGAAGCAAACAATTTAAATCAAGGCTTAATTATAGAAGTCGCCGCAATTCATGAGGGCTTGACACGGAAACTATAATAACTACTCAGCTATTGAGTTAGAAAAGGCTCTCCAGTCTTGGGTTGAGCCATATCCAAAGCCAATCATTTTAAATCATGACTTAAACTCTGAACCAATTGGTAGAGTTATGGCAGCAAAAATGGACAAAGAGCAAGATGGCTCATCTTATGTAAGATTGCAGATTGCAATTACAGATCCAGTTGCTGTGCAAAAAGTCTTAGATAAAAGATACTTAACTGGATCAGTTGGCGGAAGAGCTAATAAGGCCGTTTGTTCAATTAGTGGAACAGACCTCGCTAAAGAAACTGAAGCTGGAAGACCACCTATTTCAAAGTACAGAAGAGGTCAAGTCTATAAAGGTAAACTAGCATATGTCGATATGCAAGATATTTCTTTTAAAGAATATTCTTTTGTTAATCAGCCAGCAGACTCAAAGTCAAGCGTTAGATCAGTCAAGGGTCCTGATTCTGCTGACGTCGCTACAACAGATGGCCAATGGGTGGCTAAGAGTTCTGCGTTTGTTCTTCATATGAATGAGGAAGATATAGTATCAATTGAGGAAAATCAATCAGTTCTTACTTCTCTTAAAAAGAAAGAATCAAAACCTTTATATCTCCATCTTAAAGGGTCTTTCTTAACTGCGCTTTCAGTGCATGAAAGCGAAAATTATAATAATAGCAATAACTCATTACTATCTGATGGAGATGAAAAAATCAGTACTGATTCTCAGGAGATTAAAACAATGGACAATGTTGAAACACAAGAAGACATCCTTGCTGTAGCCGAAGAGCTCAGTAGCGATTTGTCTTCAATTGCATCAGAGTCTGGCGAAGAGAAAGAGCAACCAAAAGCTGAAGAGCAAGTTTCTGATCCAGAAGGTTCAGAAGAAGCTCCAGCAGAAGACGCTGAAGAAAAGCCAGAAGCTGAAGAAAAGGTCTCAGAAGACAATTCAGATAAGGCGGATGTACAAGCTGAAGAAGCTGTTGATTCCGAAAAAGCTGAAAAGTCAGAAGAGAAGTCTGAGGAAACTCAGACTGTTTCCGAAGAGGAGCAAAAAGAGGATTCACTCAACGACAATAAAGAAGAAGTCGCTGAGACCGATGAGACTACCTTACTACAAAAAGTAAAGCTGCTTGAGGAAGAAAATGCGAAACTTAAGAACGCTCTACATAGAACTCTCGTAGAAAGAGTTGTTGATGCAAAAATTTCTGCAGGAGTAGAGAGCGCTGAAGCAAGAGAAGGTCTAATTGAGGATCACTCAACTAGAACAGCATCTTCATTAGCTGATTCTTTAAGAGACTTGGCAAAGATGCCTGCAGTTAAAGCTGCAAAGGGATCAATGCCAGAAATGAATTCTGAGATTGAAGCCGTAGAGGGTGAGAACAATGTTCTTACTGTTGATGGTGAAGTCAAGGAAGAACAAGAAGAAAAAGCCCCAAGTGTCGAACAAATATTTGTAGACGCTCTTATGGGTCGCCGTAAACTTTAAACCAATACTTTGCTTAAGGAGAAAAACAAATGAGCTTAGCAAAATTTCGTAAGGTAGGAACTAAAACTGGTTCTGGTCGTCTTGTGGTTTCAGAGGGCATTGCCCCAGCCGCATACCTCCTTCCAGCCGCTGGTCTTCCAACCTGGTATCTAGATAGTGAAGATGATCGCTTTGAGATCGTCATTCCTAAAGGAACAATTCTTTCAGTTGTAGCTAATGGAACCACTGGCGACGCAGAAGTAGCACCAGCTAATGGTACCTCATCTGCAGTTACCTGGGGTGACAACATGCCAACAAGCTGGGACCCACTTGATGGTGCAACCCCAAGCTACAGCTCCGGCGCAACCGACACTGTCGTTGTTCCAGCAAGATCAGTTCCAATTGGCGTAGCACAGTATGATCTGTACCGCCCATTCGACAAAGGCACCTCACAAGGTGCAGGATTTATCACACACGGCTACATTGAGTACCCAATGGTTCAGACCATTAACTCAGATTTAGCAGTAGGTGATATCGTTCGTTCCGATCACATGGGACGTCCAGTAAAGGCAGCTGCAGCAGATCTATACAATAGCTCTGCAGTATATTCTTACCTCCAGGTTGGTAAGGTTATAGAAGTAGAAAAGTTTGCAACCAACTTCGATGATGGTCTTCTTTCCTACATGCAGCTTCCTTCAGATCCAGGTGCACTTAAGACTGTGTTCGAGCTTACAAGAGCTGGAACATATTCTGGTAAGCTTGGTATCCGTAGCAACCTGGATGTCCACAACGTAATTGGCGCGTTCCGCGTTAATCTCACAATATAAACAATAACACAGGAGGAATAATCCTAAGATGAGTAAGACAATCCAAGAGCTCCTCTCGGGTCTCCCAGCTTGGGAAGCCGCGCTGGCCGAGGATGGACACATTGACGAAGACAACAGAGTAACTATTAAGGAAGCGTTTGCATCGCCAGATGCAGCAATTCTCTTCCCCAAGATTATCTCTCGTACTCTTAAGGAAGCAGCAGAGCCACAATTGTTGGTAACACCGCTTCTTTCAACAGTTCGCCTCGGAAAGGGACGCTCTTTGGAGTTCCCTGCAGTAAACGCTATCCAAGCAGCAGAGATTCCCGAAGGACAAGAGTATCCAGAGCAAGCACTCGCTTTTGCAAAGCAAATCGAGGGCAAAGTCTCGAAGAAGGGCGTTAAGCTAGCATTTACCGAAGAAGTCATTGCAGACTCACTTTGGGATATCGTTGGGCTTCACGTAAGAGCTGCAGGGCGTGCAATGGCTCGCCTTAAGGAACAGATCGCTCTAAGCCGTTTCAAGGACGCTGCAACAATCGTCTTTGACAACGATAGCGGTTCATACGATGATACAACTGGTCGTGACATCGACGGTGCCTATAACAAGACCGTTACATGGGACGACATCATTGATATGGCTGCTGTTCTAATGGCAGAGAATCACATTCCAACCGACTTTATTCTGCACCCACTTATGTGGTCCGTATTCCTTAAGGATGCGATCTTCCACACAGGCGGTTCAGCAGCTGCAGTCAACACTAGCTGGGGCTATCGTCCTCAGTCCAAGGAAGCAGCGCTTAACGCAACTGCTCCCATGGGCCTTAACGTAATCGTTTCACCTTTCGTAAGCTTCACTGCAAAGAGTGGTGCAACCGCTGCTAAGTCAGATCTATTCTTGATCGACCGCAACGAAGTTGGTACCCTTCTTGTTAAGGATGACATGAGCACAGATCAGTTCGATGATCCAAGCCGTGACATTCGCTCAATGAAGATGAAAGAGCGCTACGACATCGTAATGCTTGGTGACGGTGAAGGTATTACCGTTGCTAAGGGTGTTAGACTAGCACGCAACTACGAGGTTCAGGTTACAAACGACGTAGCTTTGAGCTAACAATACCTTAGGGTGTTATAGTTACGATACCCGGGGCAAAGGGAGTGGTGTAAAAGCCACTCCCTTTGTTTATTATCCAAGCTTTTTTTGTTACTAGTATTTATAAATGATTTAGGAGAATAATGTGGCGCTTAATTTAATCGAACACGCAGAAGTGACTTTAAATACTGCAATTATTAAATTCGGGAGAACAATAAAAATCTCTTCGTTAAAAAATGAAAATTTTATTGTACAGACCAATGCAGCTACTCCAAGTTCGGTAACTGGCCCATTTTTAACAATTAATACCATAACAGATTATAACCAGGTATCAAGAACATTAACTTTATACTGGGATACTGTTTTGCAGAGTCAAACAGAATATAAAATAAGACTAGTAAATTTCCTAGACGCTGCAAACGAGCTAATATCTGAAGAACAGGTAATCTTTGAAACAACAGAAGCTGCAACACCTTCTAGTTTTTCTTCAATTAAAGTTCCAGAAATTCAAGAAGTTTATATTGAAGATCATTCAATTAGAACAGACGCTTACACCTCTGTTCAGATAATAGCAAAAAATCCTAATTTTTATATAGCTTCAGTTGATCCATCTAATGGCGATTTTTATTTAGATAATGGATACAATAATGGAAGAGTGACGATAACATTTAGCTCTCGTCCAGCATCTAACTTTTTAAACAATTTTTATTTTAAAGCTCAAAGAAAAAAGATACAGAGATCACCATCAAGATGGGAAAATGTTTCGGCAAATGTTTCTATGCATTCTTGGAAGCCAGAAGTGTATGTGGACTTTCCTTCTGATGATGCAACACCACTTTACAATGAAGAAGACTCTTTATATTATGAGTCAGGATATAAGTATAGAATTATAGTTTCTAAAGACGTTGGTGTTTAATGGCTAATTTTATTTATAAAAAAGCAAAAGAGTCTTTTTTAAAAGGTGAAATTAATCTGTATTCAAATACAATAAAAGTATTAATTTTAAATAATTCATATACTCCAAATGCAGAAACACATCAGTTTGTATCAGATATTAATGCTCTGTGTATTGAAGAAAGAAGTTCAGCTTTAAATAATAAAAGTGTAACTTTGGGAGTTTTTGACGCAGACGATTTAAATATATTAAATTATTCTGGAAATTCTTTTAACTCTTTAGCACTATATGTGGATAGTGGATCTGATTCAACTTCTAGATTGATAGCATATCTAGATACATCAACAGGTCTACCATTTTCTACAGTAAATACATCTGCCGATGTTACTATAGTGTGGAATAACGATTCCACAAAAATTATATCTTTATAAGGAATATCATGGCAACAAATTATCCAACATCTTTAGATAATCTAGTTAATCCAACAACTTCTGACAGGCTAAACTCTGTTACAGTTCCGCACCATTTACAGCACGCAAATGCTAATGACGCAATTGAAGCCATACAGACAGTGCTTGGCGTTAATCCAGCTGGATCTCATCTAACTGTAAAAGATAGAATTATCGCCACAGAAACAAGTATATCAACACAATCAGTTTTAAATGGTCTTACTGATGTTACTATAACTTCAGCTGCCAGTGGAAACATATTACGCTACAACGGCTCTCAATGGGTAAATTACTCTGAGAGCAATCTTACCGATGGAGGAAACTTTTAAAAATGGCTAATACAATAAGAATTAAAAGAAGGTCATCTGGAGGCGCAACAGGAGCTCCTTCATCGTTAGAAAACGCAGAGTTAGCTTATAACGAGGCTGATGATACCCTTTATTACGGCAAGGGTACTGGTGGAGCTGGTGGCACTGCGACTACAGTTGAAGCAATTGCAGGAGCTGGAGCATATGTTACCAAGGGCACTACTCAAACCATAAGTGGCAATAAAACATTTTCAGGCACTATTGCATTAGGATCGTCCGCAACTGCCACAACACAGTCTGCAAGTGACAATAGCACAAAAGTAGCTACAACCGCTTACGTTGATTCAGCAGTGTCTACTGCTACCGTTAGTGCTGAGCAAGTACAAGATATAGTTGGAGCACAAATAGCAACTAACGGTTCTCATACCGGAATTTCAGCATCTTACGATGACGCAGGCGACGGTGCAATTGACCTTTCTTTAACCGACACAACTGTTACCGCTGGTTCATATGGGTCATCTACCGCTGTCGCAGGATTTACTGTTGACGCAAAAGGAAGATTAACCGCAGCCAGCAATACCAACATAAGAGTTGCAAGCACAAGTCAAACAGGACTTGCATCCTTTGACTCAACTGACTTTTCTGTTACAACTGGTAACGTTACTTTAAATGCAGAAAGAATTCAAGACATCGTTGGAGCAATGGTTTCTTCAAATACAGAGTCAGGAATTTCTGTAACATATGATGATGATAGCGGCAAGTTAGATTTTAATGTTAATGATCCAACCATAACAATTACTGGTGACGTTGACGGTAGCGCCACAATGACCAACCTTGGCAGCACAAGTATAGAGGTAACCCTTGACACTGTGAACTCAAATACTGGAGCATTTGGCTCATCCACCGCCATACCTGTGATTACGGTAAATGGAAAAGGTTTAGTTACTGCGGTAACCACACAGTCTATCTCTACAACTCTAACAGTGGGTGCAGATACTGGAACCGCAGACGCTGTTGCTCTTGGAACTGACACCTTACAATTTAGCGGTGGCGAGGGAATTGATACCGTAGTTTCTAATAATACAATTACAATTTCCGGAGAAGATGCAACTACTTCAAATAAAGGAATAGCATCTTTTAGTTCGGATAATTTTGCTGTAGCATCTGGAGCAGTTACGATTAAAGACGGAGGAGTGTCAAACGCAGAGCTCGTAAACTCTACAATTACTCTTGGCTCAAGCACTTTAACTCTTGGTTCAACAACTACTTCGGTAGCTGGAATCACAGAGCTTACAGTTGATAATCTTAACTTTAACGGAAATTCAATTACTTCAACAGACACCAATGGTAATATAACGCTGAGCCCAAATGGTACTGGAACAGTAGACGTAGCTTCTTCTAGAATTACTGGTGTTGCAGAACCAACCTTGGATACAGACGCTGCTACAAAATATTACGTAGATAATAGAGTTACAGGACTGTCTTGGAAGCAAGCAGTTCATGTATTGGGTAGTTCAAACGTTGCATTAACGGGGTCAACTCCATTAGAAATTGATGGCCATACCCTTAATGATGGCGAAAGAGTTCTTTTAACAGGACAAACAACTGCTAGTCAAAAAGGTATATATGACGTTGCAATAACTGGCGGATCTTATACTTTAACTAGATCTTCAGACGTAGATGTTTATACTGAGCTTCGTGGATTGGCGGTATTCGTTCAGCAGGGGACCACTTATGCCAATACTGGATGGGTACAAACAGCAGATAACCTTACCGACTTTAGTGGTCAAGTCTGGAGTCAATTCTCTGGAGCAGGTTTATATAGCGCAGGTTCAGGCCTTTCAATTAATGGAACTGAATTTAATGTAAATGTTGCAACTAATGGTGGAATCGAAATCGATACAGATGCACTTCAATTGAAGTCTTCTGTAGCAGGAGCTGGCCTGACAATATCTTCTGGAGTCTTAGCAGTTGGTGGAACAACAGACAAGATTACAGTAGATACTGACTCAATCACCATTGCCTCCACCTACGCAGGACAGAGCTCAATTACGACTGTTGGAACAATCGCAACAGGAACATGGAATGCTACTGCAATATCTGTAGCTAAAGGTGGAACTGGAGCAACATCAGCTCCTGATGCAAGAACCAATTTAGGTTTAGCAATTAATACTGATGTTCAAGCCTATAGTGCAAATCTTGCAGCAATAGCCGGTTTAACATCTGCATCAGATAAGCTTCCATATTTTACTGGATCAGGAACTGCTGCAGTGACAACATTAAGTTCTTTTATGAGAACCGTATTGGATGACGCAGACGCAGCAACAGCAAGAACTACACTTGGAGTTGACAGTTACACTATTGATGGTGGCACATTCTAATTAATTTATGTTATAATAACTTAGTTAATATGGAGTGACTAATGGCTAATACTATAAAAATAAAAAATAGCGGCACATCATCCAATATACCAAATAGTCTTGAGCATGGCGAGTTAGCGATTAACTATGCCGACGGAAAATTATATTATAAAAATAATTCTAATTCTATTGTAGAATTTACTAGCGCAGTTAATTTAGCTGGAACCGTATATAATCAAACTATAGGAGATGGCACAAATACTTCTTATGTTATAAATCATAATTTTGGAAGTAGAGATGTTAGCGTAACAATAAGAGAAGCATCTTCTCCATATGGACTGATACTTACATCATGGGAAGCCACTAACGGAAATAATGTCACCGTTTATTTTGATAGCCCCCCATCCTCTAACTCTGTAAGAGTTTCAGTATATATAGCTGTAGCAGGCCTAGAAGTAGGGCCTACAGGTCCTACTGGCCCTACAGGTCCCACTGGTTCTACAGGCCCTACAGGACCAACAGGAGGTCCTGGCCCCACAGGCCCTACTGGTTTAACTGGAGATACTGGCGCTCCTGGCCCCACAGGCCCTACTGGTTTAACTGGAGATACTGGCCCTACGGGTCCCACAGGTCCAACAGGCCCTTCTGGTCCCCCAGGTGCAGACTCAACAGTTCCTGGCCCTACTGGCCCCGCAGGCCCTCCAGGACCAACTGGTCCATCAGGAGGGCCACCAGGTCCTACAGGTCCCACTGGAGCCACAGGTCCCACAGGACCAACAGGCCCTACAGGGCCAACTGGAGTAGGCGCTCCATTAACAAGCTCTGCAACTGCGCCATCTTCTCCATCTGCTGGAGACCTTTGGTTTGATACAAATACTGGCGCTACATATATTTACTACAACTCGGCATGGGTTGAACTGGGTGGTGGCACAATGTCGCCATATCAAGCAACTTCATCTACTCGTCCATCCTCTCCTTGGACTGGTCAACATGTCTACGAGACAGATACAAAAAACGAGTTGACATGGGATGGCTCGGCATGGTCAAAACAGTGGAACACTCCTTGGGGTTATGTAGCAGAAGCAACTTTTGCTACAAGCACTGGATACATAACAACAGCACAAGACATTTTAAGCGTAACTTTCAACGCAGTTTCTGGAAGGCGTTACAGATATACGGCTTCAGGTCTTTTAGTTAGTAACGCATCTGGCTCGTCGGTTACATTATTTACAAACGCATCAAATACTGCTTTGCGTGAATATTTTGCATACTACGCATCCAGTTCTAACAACTATGTAACTGGTTTTATTGATTACATTGAAACTGCTGCTTCTACTGGTTCTCTAACAAGAAAAATAAGACATGATACAAGTACTCCTGGAATTTTGTACTACGGCGCAAGCACTCGTGATTCCATCGCGTGGAAGATTAGAGTGGAAGATATTGGACCTGCATAATGGCTGCAATTACTTTCCCTTCATCTCCATACACAAACCAGATTTATACTGTCGGCTCTAAGAGTTGGCAGTGGGACGGCGCAGTATGGGCAGCATATTATAATGAAGGCGCTGATGCAGTCTATGGTACTGGATCAGATGGAGATATAACACTTGATGGCACTACAACCATTTTGGGTATGGCACCATCTTCGAGTGTCTATTCAATGACTCGTGATATGTATTTTAATGATTTAACAATAAATGCCAATGTTCGACTTGCTCCAAATGGATATAGAATATTTGTTAAAGGTACTTTAAAATTTAATAGTGACTCTACAATTGGTTTTACTACAGGTTATTCTACAGCTGGCTCTATAGCACAAGGGGGAGCTGCTACAACAGCAGTTACACATTCTTTGGGAGGCTCTGCTACAGGATATTCTGCTACAGCACCAACATCAGCTATGGGTGGATCTTCATATTTTCAGATTCCAAGACAAGCAATTACGGGTTATTCAATCACTGCATCTGGAGGACCAACATTTCTTAGAGGTGGAGCAGGAGGGTCTGGTCAAGCTGGTGGTGGAGTAATAATACTTGCAGCACGTTATATAGCTGGGCCATCAAGTGGGACTGGATACATTAAGGCACCAGCAACTGCACCAGCTGGTGGGGGAGTGATACTATTAGTTTCTTCTACATCTTCTCTTCCAGCATCTATCTCAACGGACGTAACGGGTCAGAATAGTGGAACCTACTATTACATGCAACAGGTGTAAGTATGGCAATCTCACGAATAGAAACTAGTGTATCACGCGTAAATAATGATGAAACTTATGGGAATGGTTCTGATGGCGATGTGACCATAAGTGGAACTATTACATTAACTTCAGATAAATATTATAACAATCTAACAATACCATTGGGAAATGTGCTAATTACAAATGGATTTCGTGTATTTGTAAAAAATACAGCTATAATAAACGGAGTTATTGGAATAGGTTCTGTTTCTGGAAACTCGAATGGATCTACCAATGGAACAATATCAAGTCCAGGGTCTTCCGTATCTACAGGCACAGTAGCTGGCCATACATCTTCTACTATATCCTATAGAATAGGTGGCCAAGGCGGTGGGTCTACCAATCCTAATATTACAGCACTTCCAAGTTATTTAATATCTAGAATAGAAGCGGCTACAGGTGTTGTCTTTGATGCTACATATGCAAGTTCATCAGCCTTAGTTTTATCTGGTGGATCTAAAGGAACAACAGGTTCTACCGGGGCTAGTGCTCCAGCATTAACAAACAGTGACACTTGGCCAGGTAAAGCTGGATCTCCTGGTTCTAATGGGACTCATCCAACTGTTGGTACAACTGTTGGAGTACCTGGAGGAAAAGGTGCAACAGGCTCTGACGGAACTGCAACAGGAGCAACTCCAGGTCCTGGTGGGGCAGGTGGATCTGGAGCTAATGGTGGTGGAGTAGTAGCAATAATGGCTAAGTCAATATCAGGAACTGGCACAGTAATGTCATTAGGAATGATTGGTGCGACGGGCTCTGCAGGAACAGCGGGTTCACCTGGCACTGCAGGCGCAGCTGGAGCTAAAGCTCCAGACAGGACAGATCACCACCACCACAGCGCCGTTATTCATGAACCTCACACACTGCATCACTACAGTCATCATAATCATGTTCCAGCTTATCATGACAAAATTGTATCTCATGGTGCTTATCATGAAACTCTACATAATGGGCATCACCATAATCACTCCGCTACTATTCATGCACCATGCTGTACAGTTAGTCCTGGCCATCATTGGACTGGTGGTGCTGGTGGTGCTGGAGGAGCTGCTGCACCAGCAGTGACAGGTGCTACAGGAAAAAGAGGCGGTGCTGGAGGAGGCGGTGCTATTATTATAATAACTGAAGAAACTCCTAGTGGATTAAACTATGATGTTAGAGCAGGCACTACAGCTGATTTAGATACACATTCTGCTTCCAATGGAAGCACTTATATAATTTTAAACAAATAAGAGGTAAAATATTATGGGCTTTTTTGACTCACTTAATAATGAAGCTAAATTACAAGCATTAAATTTTAGTATTGAAATGCACGAACGTGAGCTGTACAGAATATTAGTTGGTTTAGGCATAGATGCTGAAACCTTTGATCCAGATTCATGGCAGGAGCCAGTTAATATGGAAACAGCAATAGGTAAAGTAGCACATTATATTTCTCTAATCCAAGATTTAAGAAACAGACTTTCTAATTTTTCATGAAAAGATATATAGCAGTACCAAGCGATAAATGTATAGATGGCGCAATTCCTCACCACATTATGCAAATGGCAAAAAATGAGCTTTTAGAGATTGTTGTTTCAGAAACAGTAAAGGATGCAAAGATCGTATCAGTTCCACAAATAGAAAAATATGAACACTATAAACAAGTTCGTAAAAATTATATTTGGAAACTTGATATGACAAATGAATTCATTGAACTTAAAGATAATCTAAAAATAATTTGTTTAAATAAAGAAATTTATCCTATAATAAAAGAAAAACATTTAGCATATTTTAGAATGAGGTTTCTTAATAGTGGAATTATAGACTTTCTTATTAAGAATGATGATATCATATTGTATGAAGGAAAAGTTGAAGTTATATAATGAATGTTAAAAATTTAGCGACTTGTGTATCAGTCTATAGTGATTTTTTTGACTCTTCTCTATTTTTGGAGCACTTGGAACTAGAAAGTAGAAATGATTGGGGAGATATTTCTTGGAAACACTCTGCCGTAGGAGGTGGATTAGTTCAAAAATATAGAACATCTTCTGAGTGTGATATCTCTTTTTTGGGTAAAGAAACAGTAAAAACACCTTTAGCACAAATGTTTAAAAACGAGATTCAAACACCAATGTTTGATATAATAGAAGACTATAGAAGCGAATACAATATTCCAGCACTTTCCAATGAGGGTTGGAGGGTACTGAAGTATTCTATTGGAGCAGAATATCATAACCACTATGACCATTCACCAATGAACTCTAGAGTAGTTAGTTTAGTTGCATTCCTTGATGACGTAGAAAAAGGTGGAGATTTGGAATTTCCATTTTTTAATGTAAAAATAAAACCAGAAAAAAATACAGCTGTTGTTTTTCCATCAAATTTTCCATACCTACATATAGCACATCCAGTAGAAATAGGCACAAAGTATAGTTTAGTAACATGGTTTCAGTAGTATCAATAAATGAATTTGCAATTAAATCAAACCCCTGTTATGCAGCCATTCCGGCATGTGAGACAGTGGCTTTGACGTATGTCCATCCAAATGGAATAGAAGAGTTTACTGACTACATAGCGTATGCTCTAGGCGAAAGTACTATAATTGCATTTAACGATTTACCGAATGCATCAGATCCTTATTCCTTAGAAGCAACAACTGATACTGGAGAAAAGTATATAATTCAATTCAATCTTTACGAAAGAGACATGAATGAATTAAATGGTGTCAATATAAAACCTCATCAATTTTTTAGTTTTCTTAAACCAGTTCATGTAAAAAGCAGCGAGATTGCTGGCTTAGTTGCATTAAATGATAGATGCGATATAGACAAATATGGCCCAAGAGTATATGATATTTCTGATGGAGTCAGTGAGCAGCCTATGGACTATTCTATGATTGCTGGTAATATAAAAGATTTTAGAGTCATATATTCTATTAACGGCGTAGGATATGTAACTGTACAAGAAGTTTGGCCTATTGCTATGAAATGGAGAAATTGGCCAATAGTTGTTGGTGTTTCTAAAACATTTTCTGGAATGGTTAAGCTTTTATCTGAATGGAAAGCAGCTTATCAATCCGGCCTTTCAGATGAAGAAATTGCAAGAGGCGCTAAAGACCTTTTGGATCAAGCAGGAATAAACGAAACGATGATCTCAGAGTTGGAACAATTGGAAACAACAATGCCAGTTGAAAGATTTTTTAGGGGCGAACTAGATGCTAGGCACGGCTTTTCTGAAAAAGGATTTTTACCAAATTCAATTAAACAATTAATAAAAGATCAATCAAGATATGAAACACTAACATCTTTAGGATTAAATCATTCTCTGCATCCTGAAATACCCCAGTGGATTAAGGATGAGGAAAAAAAGAAAATGGATAATTACTTATTAAAATATGTTTACATAGCTATGCCAGAAATAGATCCAGATACTGTAACTGTAGAGCAGATATCTGAATCTCTTGATTTCTTTACTAATGGCCTACCAGAAATAAAAGACACTCAAACTTTTATAAACGCAATAAAAGGAAAAAGATACTACGATGCAACAACAAAATAGAACTATAGGCATAGTGGGCTCTGGAACTGCCGGGCTAATAGCTTCACTAATGTTAAGACGCGCTTTTCCAAATGATGACATAGTAAATATATCGTCCAGTAAAGTTGGAATTGTTGGTGTTGGAGAAGGTAGCACTGAGCATTGGCGAGACTTTATGGACATGTGCAGTATAGGGGTAGAGGATCTTTTAACTAATACTAATGCAACACATAAATATGGCATAAGATTTGAGGGCTGGACCAATCAAAGACCAGACTATTTCCATAGCGTTGGTTCAATTCCGGAAATATACGCATTTGGTTTAATTGGCGAGTATATGAGCTTTCTTGAAAATGACAAACCAATAACTTCACAAACAGGTCATCTAGGCTTGGTTCATAATCAAGTGATTAAAGAAAACATGCACAACAACACTAATCAGTTTCATTTTGATACGTTTGAGTTAAATAATTATTTAGTAGGACTTTGTTTTAAAAGAATGATTAGATTTATTGATGACGAGGTTGACTCAATAAATCTCAATGAAAATGGTTATATTAACTCAGTCACTTTAAGTTCTAAAGTTGAAATTAAAGCTGATATTTGGATTGACGCAACAGGCTTTGCAAAAAAACTAATGACATCTATGGGAAATACTGATTGGGTTTCTTTTTCAAAGTATCTACCAACTAATGCAGCGATAGCATTTCCAACAGAATCAGATCCTAATAATCAGATAAAACCATATACTAGAGCAAGAGCTGCAAGTTGTGGATGGATGTGGGAAATTCCTACAACCGAACGTCGTGGGAATGGTTATGTATATAATTCTAATTTTATTTCTGAAGAAGAAGCAGTAAAAGAAGCTGAATTAATTTCTGGTTATAAAATAGAAAAATATAGACATTTTAATTTTGATCCAGGATATTCTCCTGTTCAGTGGTATAAAAATTGTATTTCCGTAGGTCTTTCTTCTTCATTCGTAGAACCTCTTGAAGCCACTTCAATTGGTAGCACAATAATACAATGCAAACAGATGATAAATGGTCTAGCATCGTATACCGCAGATTCTTCTGCTATTCAAGAAAGCTACAATAAAAAAATGAAGCAAATGATGGAAAACATACTAGATATGATTCGCCTTCATTACATATCTGACAGAGAAGATACTGATTTTTGGAGATACGTAAAAACACTTCCAATTCCAGATAGTCTTCAAAATTTAATAGACCTTTGGGCAGAACAGGTGCCATCACATTATGACGTTCCCAATAATGGTCATCTTATGTTCTTGTCTAGACATTTCGTTCACGTTATGCAAGGGCAGAATCTTATAAATCCTAAAGCATCAACACGAGCCATGGAAAATATGGGTGTAAGAAATATTGTAGAAAAAAATGCAGATGAAGTTAGACTAAGAAGATATAGTAGAGAAATGATAGATCATAGAGAATCTCTAATGCAGGCCGATATATCTAATAGCAGTTTTGGTATTTAATATGAAAAAAAATAAAAATGTATCAAAAATTAAAAAAGTTAAACCAGGCTCAATTAGAATCACTCCAATTGACAATAGGTTTATGGCAAGCGCTCCATATGTAAATAATTCACAATCCTTACCAAAATGGTTTAGACAAATACATAAAGGACACGGGTCAATTAGGTCTTGTGCTGGAGTATCAGACTTTTTAAATGCTGGAGTAACAATACCAGCATGGACAAATTTTTATTTTACTCCAAATATTGAACAAAATGTATGGGCAATATCTGCAGACAATATGAATCCGCCAATTGGTTTTGAGTGGGCAGGTAATTTTTCTTTTCATCAAACGGGTAAATGTCCCATGACAGATATTAGAAAAATAGAAAAAATGTCTTATCCAAAATTAATAACACCTTGGAGAATACAAACAGCTCCAGGATGGTCTTCGTTAATATTGCCGGTTCACTATGAGGAAAATGAAGACTATTCAATACTTCCAGTTATTGTTCATACCGATTTTTATCAAGTTGCAAATATTGTTTTAAATGTCAAAACAAATTCAGAATTTTCTATAAAGTATCAAACGCCACTTGTTCAGGTAATTCCATTTAAGAGAAATTCAGATATAACAGAAATTGAATTTATGGATGAATCATTTTTTAAGTACGCATCAACAAACATGTATATGACTGGTGGAATAGCACCAAGATCTGGAACTGGACAAGCCTATAGAAAGGCTGTAAGATTAATTGATTCAATCTTAGAAAAGAAAAAAAAATGACTGACAATATCTATCGTTTTAAAGTAGATGATTATAGGAATAGAACAGACAATAAATACTTTCCTAATACCGAAGAGGATTGGAAGGAGTTTTTGTGGAAAGTACATTTTCTTGGCGGCAAGTCAATGATACTGCTATGGCATTATGATCAAATGGAAAAGAAAGCACGAGAAGAAGCAAGTGATAAAGATTCTTAATGCTGTTAAGACAATGTCTCATGGCTCGTATTGGACAAAAGCCAATACCGTAGAGGCTTGGGGGTTTGCAACAAAAATTGCAATCATCTTCCCTGGTCTACTTTTAGGTCAACAGTTTTGGTGGCTTTATATATTTGCTATAATATCCAGTTTAGCTCTGATATGGTCATCAACAGAAAAAACGCTTCCAACCATTATTCTTTTTAATGTTGCCTGGGTTATCTTGGCAAGTCTTTCTATTTTAAAACATTTTTTGCAATAGGTAGACACGAAACAAAACCAGTTACTAGTGTTAGTAGGCATATTTATTTGCAGTTTTTTCTATGAAAAAAATGACAATTTTGATAAGGATTCAATAAAATGGTTAAATAGCCCTCAAAAAGGTGTAAGATCAGGATAATTCAAATGCTATACAACGAAAACATTACTTATGATCAACCTGGCTTGAGCTATGTTGGTACTATAATAATTAATGTTGAGGGCTTATTAGACCCTATAATCATTTCTAATGTTAACGTTGCCATTACCACATCTCAGGATTACTCTAATGCAACAACTGTTGCAGTACTATCTTACGATATCTACCCAGAAGGCATAATCACCATACAGGCCACTCAGTCGCAGGCAAATGCCTTAGTTGAAGCGGTTACCTCTTCTGGTTCTGGCACCGCAGAAATAACGCTATTACAATTTTAAATAACTGGAGTCAAAATGGCCATAAGCAAAGTTTTAGTTAACGATACTGTTAGAATTAAGGTAAAGTTCGTAGACACTGACCCAATAACCTTAGAACAAACAGAGGTTAGCCCAGTATCTGTTTCTGTTGTTGTTTTAGATTCAGATGGGACGCAGATAGCATCAGCATCAGCAACCCAAATTACTAGCTCAGAATATTATTATAATTTTTCTACAGCAACAGCTGGAGAATATACAATTAAATTTACTGGGACCTTAGCAAATACGACTTCTATTACGGTTAGTCAACAACTATATGTTAGTTCTATTACCGAAGAATATAAGCCGTCTATTACTTTGAGATCTGATGAGACAATATCTTTTGCCCCAGACATTGATCCATTATATTTGGATCCAGAAGAAATATTATCAATATTTCCGGAAGCAGGACTTTTAGAAATAGGAGAGTTAGTCTATAATTACTCAAACGAAGTAAAAGAAATGTATTCTATTCAAGATTCAAATACAAATCCAGATTTACCATTTACAGTACTAGAATATATTAAGGCTTCAGTTTGCTGTGAGCTTAGTAGAACTTATGGATTTGGGGGAGACGACGAAATGAGTCTTAAGCTTGCAGACCTAGAAATAACAAATAGATCAGCACCAAGGGATGTTGCCACCAGATCAAATGCAACCACATGGTGTCAAATAGCTGCTTCTTTAAGAAGAGAAATTTTAGCCAAAAAGGTTTATATGAGAGGGGTTCAGCCAAAGAACCTTCCAAACAAAAAAACTTTTACTTCTGGAAAAACTGTAGATCCACAAACAGGAAAATTAATATACTTGTCTGATAAAGAATTATATGGCCCAGGAAGAAAAACTCCAACAGATCCAGATGACCCAATGCCAGACAGAGGCTTAAGACAATATGATTGATGCTAAAAAAATATTTGAAAAGATATTAAAACAATGGGGACATGATATATTCTTGCAAAGAAGATTGTCAGATGATTTTGTTTATAACGATGTCCTAGAGAGGCATACCACTAGATCCTTATACGCTAGAAGTTTTGCGTTATCAAACGCTAAAGAAGAAGTGCCAGAAGGAGTTATAACAAATTCTGAATTAGTTTATTATTTTAAATCAAATGTTAATCCAAAACCTGGAGATCGCATTTATGAGCAATCTTTTAATTCTTTAGAAGATACTATTATTTATGTGATAGACGACAGTTATGGCGTCAGGGGAAAAAGAGGCGAAATTAACTATTGGATAGTTGGTGCAACAAAAGAGGTTCCAAGCTGATATGTTAATAGCAAAACCAAAAGAGTACGTAGAAATACAGTTTACATATAAAGATGGATATCAGTATGTAGATCCAACAGCAGATATAGTTGTATATCTAAAAAGAGGAATTGGGACTCCTGGAGCAGTAATAGATGGACCACTCGTTTATGACATAGATGGCATCACTGCAGCAACCCCCACATATATTCAAAACATATCTACAACGGCAACTATAGAAAGAGTTTCCGAAGGTTCATATAAACTTAGGTATATGCTGCCACAAGGTTTATATAAGGGAAATTATACAATACAAATTTCAACTATAGCTAGTGCAACAACATCAATTAAAGAAACGTATATACAGTGCAATAACCCAAATAATATTGATGAAGAATTTTCATATAACGATAAAAGCATATCAATATCGAATAGATCAAAATATGTAGAAATAAATAATCTATCTACCAATTCAATTCTTCTCATAGGTCACACTGACGCTCTTCAAGAGTTTGAAATATATCGACCAACGTCAATGCAAGACGCAATTAATGTTTTAAGAGCTGACTTTGATTCTCCGTTAACTAGGGGAATCTTTGATTGTTATGCCGCAGGCGGTAGAGACATTTATATTATGTCGTGTGGCAGTATGTCAGAGTATGTTGCAGATGTTTCAAAAAGAAATGAAAAAATATTTGCAGACGATGCCGCCACACCAAATATCTACTCGTTCTATGAGTTATACGGAGCAAAACTCTCTCTCTGCTACGAGATACTTTCTGATTACGAATTTATAGACATAATCGTTCCACTAGAAACATCATTTATTTCAAGTGGTGGAGTTAATTTTGTAAAACAATTAGCAGACCACTGTCACCAAATGCAGGTCTCTACTGGCGAAGTGCAAGTGGGAATTATTGGCTCAAGAAGCTCTCAATCAAGACAAGATGACATTACAGAAATCAACAACGCAAACTTTGAAATAGGTTCTTCAATAACATCATCTGGTGAGATAACAAAAGATAGTGGAAAATATATTATCTTAATATATGGAGAGTCTGTTTTTAATCATAAACAAATAAGAAGATCTTATGTCGGTTCTATGGCTGCAGCATATGCAGGGTCACTTTCTTCAAATAGAATTGACTATGGAATGGCCAAAAAAAGAATAGAACCGTGCCTTTCTATATTTGGAAATGAAATTAATTCTGAACAAATGGCCATATTAACAAATAAAAAAGTAAATACAATATTTTCAGGAAATAGAGCAAGAAGGGGAGCGCTTTATGATGTTAGGGTTAGCGGAGATTTAACTCAGTCTATATCTGAAAATTATTCAGATTCGTCTAACGTAAGGCTAGTTGCCATGATAATAGCTGAAGTCCAGTCTATGGGACAAAATGCAATAGGTAAATTCGCCAACGATCATCTAATAAGATCAGTTGACGGCTTTATGCAACAGTTAAAAATTAATGATATTATAAGAGACTATAATTTTGACGCCTATGCAGACAAATTGGAAAAAGGAAAATTGTATCTTACTATTTCTATAACCTCTGTTAGAACACTAAGGTCAATATCTTTTAATGTAGCAACGGGCAGAGGAGCTTAAAATGCCACAAAACGCTTTTAGATTTCCGGTACCAAGCGTAAACGAAATTAATAATGATAGAATGTTTGGAGCACCCCTCCAGGCATCTGGTAATTTAACCTACCTAGAATTCATTGCAATAGTTAAAGCACTTTGGGAAAATGCCTACCCAGATATTAAAATACAGCCCACTGCAAGTGGGACATATGCTGAGTATCCGGTTATCGTTTATGGTCTTGAAATTAGAAAAACACATAGTTCAGAACCAAAACCGAGAACTCGAAACAGTCAAGGGTCGCCAAATGTTATGGTGTTTGGGCAAAGATTTCAAAATGTTGTTAGTTTTACTTTAATAACAAAAGCTGATCAAGGAACCTCAAAAAGCGATCTTGAAAAAAGATATTCTGGAGCTCAAGTAGCTGATACTTTAATAGAGATATTTGAAGACTTTATGTTGGAGCATACTCCCGTATTTAAAAGGCTAGGGGCTGCAGAGTTGGTCTATTCTAGAAGACTTTCTGACTCAGATATCAATAGGGATAATACAGATATTGTTAAAAGAACAGTCACATACATGCTAACTACAGAAAAACTGATCGCTACATCTGTGGATGTTATCGAAAAAATTGCCATTGACGTTAGAAGATATATGGCTTATGAGCAGTCAATTTTGGACCATAAATCTGATTTTGCTACTCCAAATTATGATAACACGGAAATAAATATAATAGACCTATATCAAACTTCTACCCCAAACAGTTAATGTAGTTTGTTTTTATAAGTTTGTTATTACTATATAAAAGAAGTTAAAACCAAACTGCCCCAATCGGAGGTCTATAGACTAATGGCTCTACCAGGTGTAAAAACAGTAATTAAAGATCGCTTTTATAGCATCTCTAGACAGGATATTCCTGTCGGTCCACGAATCTGCCTCATCGCAAGAAGAGGTGCGGCAGTTGCTGGAGATAATTCCAGCAGAGTAAAGGATCTTGACGTAGTTCAGGCTACAACTGAGCAAGATGTAATCGACGCTTTTGGCGAAGACTCAGATGTCCATAGAGGATTTATTGAGCTTTTAGCAGGAGGCGCAGAAAGAATATTTATTGTTCCTCTTCCTTCTGACTCAGTTTTTGATCACAGCGCTGGAACAATTACAAGTTCATCCAGCTCAGGAGTAAACGTTTTTGATGCAGCGTTTGCAGCAGCAGAAGCTGCGCAACCTGACATTATCGTTCCTTGGGGTCGCGGAGGTCATCCAGATGACTGGCAAAGTCCAGCAACTCCTGGTGACGACTATGAATATGGTTTCTATGCAAATAATGCGACAACAACTTCAAGCTGGGCCTATAAGGTTGCAGTAAAAGTTAAAGAGATAAATGAGAACTCACACTCATGCTTCGCAGTTATGGGTGTTAAGCCCTATAATCCAGGAACTGGAAACGTTACAGAAGTAATGACACCAGCAGAAGTAGCAACACACCTAAATACAAGTGCAACATCTGGAAGTGTTCTTAATACTTTGATCACCAGAGATGGAACAAATATGGCAGAAGTTGGCAGACACGTTGTTGTTGTTGCTAGCGAACTAAAGCCAGTAAATTATGTTTCTACTTGGGGTTACGCAAATGGTGCAACAACAATGGCTGCTGCAATAAGCAGAATGGCATCCTTTACTTCTCCTGTTAACAAGACTGCATATAACGTTGCTGCAATGAGATACAACCCAACAAGAACTCAGCAAGAGAGATTGTCAGATGCGGGAGTAAATACTGTAGCACTTAACTTTAATAAGATACCAACCTTCATTGAAGGCTTAACAATGGCATCTTCAACATCTGACTATACAAGAGTTTCTACAATGAGAATTATCAACGAAGCAGCTCTTTTGGTTAGACAAGTATGTCAGAAGTTTATTGGAGAAGCATCAACCATTCAGACTCGTAACTCAATGGAAACTGCAATCACATCAGCTTTAAGAGGTATGCAACAAATTGGAGCTTTGCTAGATAGTGACTTTACCGTAAGTTACATTCCAGCAGAAAACAAAGCGATTGTTGACCTCGTTCTGACACCAGCATTTGAACTCAAGAACATTGATGTTCAAGTAGCAATTAACCTATAAACCATAAATAAAAATACCGAATTGGAGGGTATAAAATGGCAGGAGAATACTATGATGGTCCAGTTAATAAGTATCTAAATACTTATACTACATTTTCTGGAGCAGATATTGTTGCCACCTTTGGTGGCGTTGAAATTGGAGCTCTTTCTGGAATTACATTTTCAGTAACAAGAGAAAAGGCACCAATCTACACTATGGGTTCACCAAACCCACGCTCTTTCTCAAGAGGCAAAAGAGGAATTGCAGGATCATTAATCTTTACTGTTTTTGATCGTCCAGCTCTTTACCAGATGATTGAAGCTCATCATGCAACAGACAACTCAATGAAGTTCTTTACAAGAAGACACAACACTCTTCCTGGAGATCCTCAGCACAAGAGAGGAATTGCAGAGTTTACAGATCAGTCACGTGACATTGTTTCACAAGTTCCATATTATGCGGATCAAATTCCTCCATTTGATATTACCGTAACATTTGTTAACGAATATGGACAGGGCGCAGTAAGATCAATTTATGGAGTTGAGCTTTTGAACGAAGGTTCTGGAGCTTCTATGGATGACATTGTTATCGAAGAGACAATGACATACGTAGCTCGTGAAATTGGTCCAATGTACAGAATTACAACTGATCAACTTGGAAGGTTTAACACTGGAGATCTTAAGGATCTTATCAGCTCAGACGCAGCTGGACAAAGTGGCTTAAATACCCAAATTATTAGACCATAATATTTAATTAAAACCCGCATAATATGGAGGACGTGATTATTTTCATGTCCTCCATATTGTTTTCTAGGAGTATAAATGACATCACTTCAACAAAAAAAAGATGAGATATTCAGATATGAAAGTGGGGTCACTTCCAATAGATTAGCTAAAGGAATGCCAGACCCATTTTCTAACATGTCCTATGCTGGAACTGATATATCAGCAACAATAGTTGTTCCAAATATAGATAGGAATACCAAGACAGTTGGAGAAGCTGATATTCTTGAAATGGCAGAAATTCAAACAATATCTTATTCTATTCACCGAGAAAACTCACCTGTTAGAACTCTTGGTCACGTAAATCCAAGAGGATTTGTTAAAGGTGGAAGAACAATAGCGGGCTCTTTAATCTTTACAGTTTTCAATGAGTATGCGTTTTATAGAATTAAAGAGTTTAGAAATATAATGGCAGAAACTGGATTATTCTTTGCGCCATTAGCAGACATGCTGCCACCATTTGATATAGTCTTATCTTTTTTTAATGAATATGGAATGGCATCTAAAATGAAGATTTATGGCGTTACTATAGTAGATGAAGGTGGTACAATGTCTGTTGACGACTTAATCACCGAACAAACCTACACCTTTATGGCTAGAGGTATGCAGCCACTTGTAAGCATGGAAAAAGATCCAATGATGCTACCAGATGATGTTTATGATGCATACGAACAAAGGCAGAAAAACTTTTGGAATTCAAATTCCACAGATAAGTTAACAGAATATACAACTTTTATAGACAGGGTTCCAAGGGCATAATAAAATGGCAAGAGATTATAATTCAATTGTTGGACAAAAAAGTTATAGACCATTTACTTCTTATATTCCGTATGAATTTAAAGATCCTACTCAAGCTCAAAGCTTTGATCCTTTAAATCCAAACGTAGATTTGCAATGGGCTGGAAAGACAAGCTCTGCAGAACAATTTAATCAATATTATGATTATTATTTTACTGGAGAAGATGTCAGAATATATATTGATGGACTGTTTGATGCATCAGATGAATTAGATTTAGCCAGTTTTGCTTTTGCAATTAAGCAGGAGAAGCAGCCTCTTTATGGTTTCTGGTCTTATAATTATGATGTTATGATGGTGGGAACTAGAATCATCACTGGAGAATTTAGTGTGTATGCAAGATATCCAGGAAGAATGACCGACCTTTTGTCAAAGGCAGCAGAAAAAAGAGCGGGATTTTATACATCAGAAGGGGCTAATGCAAAGATTCAATCTTATTTATTGAGTAGGGCAGAGTCTTTAGATGATGAAAAAAATATTAAAAAATACTGGGCAAACAGCAGGCTAGATAGACTATCTTCAGATAATAGTTCAGATGACGCAAGAAATATATTTTCTGCACATCCTCCTTTTAATTTTGTTATTAAATATGGAACACAAGAAGGTTCTGTAACTACAGTGACAAGAAATAAAGGCGATGATGGAGACGACAACTATGATACTTTGGATAGGTTAATGGCCACTGACTTTAATGAAAGACTAGTGCAAAAAACTGCATCCGATAAAATGGATATAGTTTTGCAAAGTATTCAGCTTCTAGGGATGGCATCTGGCTACTCTACTGGAGGGCAGCCTTTGGTGGAAACTTATCAGTTTATAGCAAGGGACATGTATGTCTCTTCTGGAGCATCAAGAAAAGCTCCAACATCAAGCGAAACCACAGCCACCAATGAGGCGGCACAAGTTAAGGGAACTAGTGCAACACAGACTTCTGCACCACCATCAGAAGAAAGAATAGCATATGTTACTACTTATGGACAAGTTCCATAGGCAGTGTTGTATGGTATAATGTTTTAGGTTTATTTTAAAAATAGGAGAAAAGTATGACCGAGAAAAGAAAAGTAGTAGTTAGTTCATCAGAAGAGTTAATCGAAGAAACTGGCGCACAAGAAGCTCTTGTAGCACAGATGGTAGATGAAGATTTTGATACAGAAGAGCAGGACATAGAAGCAGTTACTTCAGTAGAAGATTTGCCAGACGAAGAAGAGATTTGGCCAGATGGGCCGACTGCAGGACAGATCAAAATTTGGAAGAAAGAACATGGTGACGTTTATGTTACGTCAATATCTTTTGACAAGCATATTGCATGGAGACCTCTTTCTAGATTAGAATATAAAAATCTAGTTAGAAAAATGGAACAACTTGTTCAATCAGGGCAAATGTCAACAGCAGAAGCAAACCTTTGGAATGAAGAAGCCATAGCTGAGCTTTGCATACTTTTCCCATCTTATGATGTAGCAGCGATGACAAGAGAAATGGCTGGTCTTCCTTCTCTTATTTCTCAAGAAGTTCTTGAGGCATCCGGATTCGTAGCACTAGAAGTAAGACAGTTATAATAAATGATAGACCCATCTTTTATATTTGAAATAAAAAATAAATATGGGTCCATATTTGAGACCTCTATAAAAAAAGAAATTATTCTTTTTAGAGAACTTACTTTTTCAGAATTTGATGAGATATCTGAATTTCAAAAAAATGGCGATAGCTCTAACGCAGACATAGAAGACTTAATAATAAAGTATGCTGTTATTTATCCTCATGATTTTGACTCGGATAAATATCCTGCAGGTCTTGTTTCTTCTCTTGCAGAAGAAGTATTAGAAGAGTCTGGTTTTTCTTCTGCAAAAAAAGCAAAACACATAGTTGAGCAAAAAAGAGAAGAAGCCAATGAAGTTAGATCTTTAATGAAAGCTTTTGTTCTGGCAACAATGCCAACATTTAGGCCTTCAGATCTTGATAATATGACATTTTCTAAATTAGCAGAACACGTTGCATTAGCTGAAAAAATAATTGAGATTCAACAAAACGCAGCTGGAATGGAATCAACCAATGTTTCTCTACAGTTGATTGATCCAGAAGAAGAAATGCAAAAACAAAAAGATTTTGCAAATAGATTTAATGCATCTAGAAAAGATGGTGAAGCTAAATTTGAGGACCCAATTGCTCGCAAGCTTTGGGGATAGTGTTAGGAATCAAAGTTGATTAGAGACCGTGGACCAATAAGCAGTTTGGGTCATGGAGTTACTTCTAGAGACTCTCAAATTAATGAGGGAGAATCAGAGGGCCCAAGTCCTAATTCTGGCGCTATAGCAAGAGCACTAAATGGGCATCCTATGATGCGCTTTTTTGCCTCCACTACAGCTGCTGTTGTTACGTCCGCAGTTTTGGGCAGGGTCGTCAGAGGTCAAGGCTTAAAGCTTGGTAAAAAAATTCAAGACGCAGCAGACGGTGGCAGTCAGTTTTCTGCTAGATTTGTTGATTCATGGAATAAACTAAGACGTACAGCAGACGAACTAGAACGGAGTTACAAGATATGTCGATGATAGTGTTGACCCATACAGTAGACTGGTCTATGAATCTGCAGATGGAACTTTAAGTACTGGGCGAGCAACACAGGCTGTACATAGAGATCAAGTATTAGAGGGCGGCCATTATCTTACTAGGAGCGAAATTCAAGCAGCTGGTGGCGGAATAACAAGAGAGCCAGCAGCTGTTTGGTCTGCAAGAGACGATCTTCAACAGAAGTTTGTTCAACTTGGAAGAAGACTTCCTTACGAATTGCCAGCTCTATATATTACTCAAAGAGCAGTAACAGATCCTCTTTTTGGGAATAATCAAGATAGAAAAAAGGTCAAATGGTATAATCCAGCTGACGTTTTAGCTGACTTTGCTAAGCAATCAGTATATAATATCGCCTCAATTACTGGCCTAGGTGCCGTAGGTGGAGCAGCATTTGGCAGAGCAAAGTTTTATTACGACTTACCATATGCTCAGAATCCTAATCTGTCTCTAACAGCAAAGCAAATGGCTAGAGCCAATAGAGTCGCCGACGTCAGGACAATACTAGAAGAAGTTGGTCAAGACTTTTCTAAGATAGCTGGCGAAACAACTAAATACATGTCTAGCGCCGGTGCAGCATTCAGCTACGCAGTGGAGCAGGGTAAGCAAAATCAAGTCGGCCCAGTACAAGCCATGCACAGAGCAAGAGGCGGACCAAAGGCAGCAGCTCTTGCAGCAGAAAGAGATGGCAAATCAAAGCTAGCACAAGCAGGGCAGTACGCTAAATCTTTTTTTATTGGATTTGAAGATACAACAACTAGTTATTATGGGGCCATTGACACAATTCCTGCATTCAGGGGATTTTCTGTTGGATTAAGATCTTTTAATAGCAAGTTTAGAGATGCAAAACTGGGTCATGACGTTATATCTGGATCAAAGAACTTTGCAGATGCAGTTTTATTAATTAAGGGCCCATCACTCGATGCAACCAATAGATTAGAAGACGCGATTAGAGCTATTCAGGGGCAGCACAGAAGCAAGTTTTCATCATACGCCGAAACAGTTAATCAACTCATGGGTAAGGGCGGTCCTGGTGGAGGGGCAGTTGACGAAGCATCTTTTGCTACTGTTCTTAAAACTAATGTCTATAAAGAACAATTAGCTGGCAACTTAAGAAGAAACGGTGCGTCAAAAGAAGCTGCAGATAGATTTGTTAGATCTATTAATGTTGTCAAAACACCAAGAAGCAGCAGGGGCATGGAGCATGCCAGTGTTAGAATTCAAATAGGAAAAAGTCACTCTCTATCTACAACAGATGATGATTTTTATGATACAGTTCTTAAAGTTTTTAGAAAAGCAAATCCAGAAGTAGAAGATCAATTCACTTCAGATGCACTTAAAAGATCTATTAGTGCAACAGATGCATTGTTCACTAGAAAAGAATTTCAAAAAAGATTAAAAGCAAAAGTAGACAGTTCTTGGAACACTTTTTATCATGAGTCAGTAGTTCCTTATGGGCAAACAATGCTCAAGCCACAAAAGGCAGTGTATCAAGATTTTGTTGGACCTCTTACAAATGCAAAAGAAGATTTTCTTAGAAGAAGAACTGCTCAGATACTTGGCATAAATTTATTAGACTCAAATAAAAGATACGTAAGTTCTTCGCTAATTGATCAACAGATAAAAAATAGAGGTATAGACGCAAGCAATTTTGGAGAGTTAAGAGCTTTCTTAATTAAGAATAAGGCGATGACATCTAGGGCAAGCTCTGGTGGATACAACCTATTTGGAATGAAACAGCTTTTAGTTGACGAAGCTTTTGATAAAGGTATTTTTAATTATCTCAAACCAGAACAAAAAGACGTTGTAAGAGATATAGCTGGTAAGCTAAAAATTAATGACCCTGTTTCAAAGTCAATAGGCTTTTCAAAAATTGATGGAATCTACCAAAATAAACAAGGAGAAATTGTTGATTTTACAAAAATAAAATCTTTAACCTCTAGCTTTAAAGATTTTATGACTCAACAATTTAGAATTCCAATTGTTAGATTTAACCCAATGCAAATGCTTGGAATTGGTGGGCCTAGTGGAGTAAATAAATTTGCGCCAATACAAATTCAAGGTGGCTTGTCAATGCAGCCCTTTGGAAGACTAGAGTCACACGCTGCCGAGATGTTTATATGGACAAAGAAGTCTTCTGGAATTTTTGGTCCTAAAGGAAACCTTTCAATATTGGGGACAGATGCTGCAACAATGTCTCCTCAAATTAGTCAATTAAAAGGCCTTTATAATATTATTAATCCTCAAGAAAGCAATATATTTACACGTGCCTTAAGTTATATGGCGAATAAAAAAACCGTATCAACAGCAGAAATGGAAGCAGCAGCTGGAAACAAAGATCTTTCTTTTATTGATAGAATGAAAAAAAGATTTGATGTTGACGAAGAGCAACCAAACTCCTTATTTAGATTAGCATCTAGGTTTAGAAAAAGAGATTATGATATAAATAATCCAAGAGTTCTTTTAGATTTAGCACTACAAAATGAAGTTAAATATAAAGGTGGTAGAACGCTTAGGCTTCAAACTGGCTCAAAAGGCGCTGAGGTGGTTGATGATCTTGATAATGTTATTTATGACCATAAGCAAGTTCTGAGGGCTTACGATCAATTCCAGCAACAGCCCTTTAATTATGGGGCACCTCTGCCATTTATGAAAGAGTTTGAGAATCTACCGCGGATATCAAATGAAGGTAAATGTTCCTTTTTTCAATAGACAAATGGGAGCAACCGATATAACAAATCCTATTGAGGGGATTGAAACTGGTCAGGCTCTGCTAGATGATATAGCCGCAGCTATACCAGGATTAAGAGCTAGAGGCATTGATACCACTGGTTTAACAAGACAAACCGCAAGAGTAAGAAGCATGCTAGACGACACTAATTTAACCGCAGTGTCTCAAATGGCAGAAAAATCGCCAGCACTTTCAACAAGGTTAGATGAATTAAGAAACGAAATATTCAGACTTATGATTCAGCGCGATGCTGTAACCAGAGGAATGAATAATCCAACTCAATTAATTATGGACATAGATTCTATCGTGGCCAAGATGCTAAAAGATGGAAGGCTTTCTGCAGCTCAAGCAGCAGAAGCAAAAGCTGCTGGCCTCTCTACTCTACTAAACTTTAATGCGTTAAAAACATTTCAACCAAAACTTCCTACAGGAGTAAGTGCATCTTCGGCTTTGGACGAACTAATAGGAATTGCTAGGGATCCAGCAGCTAAAAAAGCTTTCACATCTTTAGCTGAACCATATATTCGTGGAACTAATTCAATAATTAATTCAAGCGGCGTAAGATCATTCACTGCTCCGTTTAAACCAGCTTTTAAAAGAATGTTTGGTTCAGCTCCATATCAGATTGACGAATATGCAAGCAACCCACTTGGTAATCAATCTTTAACTTTTGTGCCAACGGCATCAACAGCTGCTTCTATAGCTGGAGGAAAAAAAGTTGGATTAAATATTGCGGGAATAAATACCTATAATGATCCGTCTTCAGTAAGCTTTGCTTCAATACCAATATCTCATGGATTTGAAAGATTAAATAGATATTTTGGCACTATGGGTGCTGGAATTAATGTTTCAAACTATAGAGGGCCATTAGACCTCTACGCAAGAGGAATGGTAATGAAGCGTGCACTTCCAGTTGTTGCTGGTGGCGCTACAGTCCTGGCTGCAGATAGAACTATTGGCGGAATGGTCAACGAAAGGGATATAAGAGGAGACAAAGTTTATTCGCCATTTTTCTTAGGTCAAGCAGCTTCTGGAGTTATGCAAGCGCAATCTCTCGCTGCAGGTATCACGCCTGGTGGAATGAGCTACCAAGAAAAGAAAGAGCAACTTACTCAAGGGGAAGTTGCAATCAAACAAGGAAGATACTGGCCTCTTGGTAATACGCCTTTTGAAGGCGGTAAAACAATGTACTATCGACCATCGTGGTATAAGAGGCTAAAAACTGCACCTACTTATAGTTCAGATTTTTGGGAAAGTCCAGCAGAAAAATTGGCTTTTGGTTATGACTTTTCTCCATTAAGACCATTTGATCCATATAGATTTGAAAGAAAACACTACTACGATAGACCTTATCCAGTAACTGGAGAATACTTTAGCGGTCCATTTGGACCAGTGACTTCAGTATTAAATGCTTCAGTAGGCAAGCTGCTTAAGCCTCAGCTAGAAATGCACGCAGATGAAGTCACACAAAATATGGCACAGTATGTTCCAGCAGGTCAATCTGGTGCCTACAACCCTCAAGGGTTAATGATGTCTGGCAGGGTGACCATGGATTATGGCCAAAGAGTCCCTGGTACTGGTTCTTACACTGGCGGGTTTGGTTACGGTGCTCCAGGTCAAATGGCAGTGGGCGGTGGAGCTGGAGCTATATCTGCATACAACTCTAGTATGGCCAGTAGAGCTGGAGTGATGGGACTTGCAAAGCAAGAATCAATGCGAACTATAGCTGCTTATAACTCTCAGTATGTGTCAGGCAATCAATACGGTCCACCACCAGTTCCTGGCAATGTGCCACCACAAATTGTAGGAGCAGGAACGCCAATATCTCATGCTAACATGAATTTCCAAGCTGGAGAAATAGGATATAGAATGCAAGAAACATTCGGTATCTACGGTTTCGGTTTTGCCTCTATGCGTGAAGCTTATGGTTTTGGTCAAGGAGACTTTGAGCCACAAAGATCAGTATTACAGTCTGCATCAAAAGCATATGGTAGCAGCAGGGCTTTCTGGGACCTTAACCTTGGTGGTCTTGGTGACGTTCCCCTAACAGCAGAAGGTGCGTTAGGAAACATAGAATTTTCTGAAATAATTAGAAGATTTGTTCCAAAAGACAGAACAAATGTTAATTATTTGAACCCAATTAGAAATACTATGGCGGACAAATACCCATTCTTGCCAGGCGCAGATTATTTTATTAACTTTCAACAAGGCGATCCTTTTACAAAAGTTGCAGAAGGAGAGCTTAGGCTTCCTGGAGCTGGTTATGAAAGAATTAATAATATGTCAGGAGACTATGGTCCGCTGACTCAATTAGATATTTTAGGTGATGTCGCTCCATATTCAAAGCAGTTTAGAGAACTTAATAGAACAATTAATTCGCAACTAACAACTGGAGAAGAGAGAGTAAGACTTGAAAAGATAAGAGCTCAAGTAGAAGACACTACATCAAAATATAATTTTTCTGATTATAAATATAAAAATTCTTCTCCAGAAGAACTCGGTATAGACGCAAAAGGTTACGCCGCAGGAAGAATTGGGGAATACATAGCTCATAGAGATACATATTTTAATACAAAATTTTTGAACAAAAGAACCGCTCAAGAAGATTGGGAAAGAAGAAATGTTTATGGATCAACATTCCCACAATGGCAAGATCCAATTGAAAGCTTTATCATGCCGATGCTGTACAAGTCTACACAAAGAAACCCAATTGCAGCCGCAATTGGTGGTGGTATAGCTGGTTCATTTTTTGGTGCGACAGCTGGAGCTAAGGCTTTTGGTTCAGTAGTTGGATTTGCCGGTGCAGGAGCCTACTCCCTTTTTGGTAATACCAAAGAATTGGTAACTGGTGATAGATTTATTCCAAAAGAACGCAAAAAGCAAATGGCACTAGAAGAATATACAGATATTTTAAGCTATGTTAAAAATACATCTCTTGCGGCAGAGGCTAGACAAATGGGCGATATGGCATCTGCAAACCAGTTCTCACAAGCAGCTAAGAGGACAATGTATGGAGCAGATCTAGCAGGTGCTTCGGTCGACACACTTTCGCTTGCAGTTCCAAAAAGGAAGCGTGAACATTTTAAAGCTATGATTCAAGAAACAGATGAAGGAGAAAGAGAAAGAATTCTTTCTACATCTGGAAGATTAGAAAGAAGAATTTATCAATCCGCTTGGGGAATGAAAGTAGAAGAAAGGCCAGATTTAACTGAATATTTTTCTAGACATGAACTTCCTGGTTTGAGTTGGGAAGGTTGGCATCCGAACACAAATATGGAACATGTTAAAATAAAAATGGGTCAATCGATGGGTATAGACATGTCTCAAATGGGTTACTATCCTCAGCAGGTTCGTGAAGCAAATTTGACTAATCCAAGCTACCCAACTTTTGGAGGAGGAAGTCAACAAGATGATACCGCTGCACAACTCAGGGCAATAATGTCAAGAAACGGAATATCAGGAAACGTAACTCCAGTTTCAAATCCATTTGGCAATTCGGCAATTGATATCTTTGCTGGAATATCACAACAAATTTTTGCGTAGGAATAATTATGGCTTCACCTTTTAACTTATCTTTAGGCAGACAAATTTCTATAGCTGAGTCTGCCTTAAAAAGAAATACTACACTAAGAAATTTTTTTAAGATAGAGCAAAAAGCTGACGGTAGCGGGTATGAATTCGTTTTCACTCCTACTGGAGATAGATTCAGTACGGCACAAGAGGCCACAGACCATATTACTGGTTTACATATAACTGATTATAGAACCTTTAATGCTACAGGCCTAGGAATTGGCGAAAGAAGAGGCGCTAAACATATAGGTGAAGAAGCAAAAGCTTTAAACACGCGCTTACAAAGATCGACAATGGACCCACGAACTAGAGATGTTCTCATAAAAATGGATCTTGAACAATATATAGATGAGGCAATGACTGTTGAATATTTAAAGTTTGATTTTGGTGGAGGCAAAGAAGAGCTAGATGCATTCATGAACTCTCCATTTGGTCAAAAGCACGGAATGTTAAATGTTACTGATGATGGCATCATGGTTATGAGATATAAAGATTCAGCAGGAAATGTCATAGATTCTACTCAAATGAAACAACTTCAGTATGCCCTTGGTCTTGGGACGTTAACAGATAAGTTTGTTGACGATTTAATGACAAAAGATTCAATTACGGTAGGTAAAAAAGTAGCAAAATTACCAAAACGTTACAAGGCCCTTTTCTCTGCAAGAGGTTTTGCAATAGCTGGAGAAGATTTAGAAGAATCTATTTTAGAGTTTCACGCTGCAAGATTAGCAAAGTTAAATGGAGTTTCACTAGATGCAGGAAGAATATTAACAACAACTAGAGCAATTTCTGGAAAATTAGAAGATTCTATTTATCAATATGATGATATTGGATCCTTTTTTAAAGGATTGTTTTCTATGAAAGATTTAACTACAGAAGAAAAATACCTTTTGTCTATGGGAATGGAAATAGGTAATAAAGAAATGAATCAGTTTGCTACGATGAAGATAACTGGAGCAACAGACGAAGCAAAGCGTATTCCTCAACTGGTAAGAGCTAAAATAAAAGAAGCAGTTAGTTATTATAGCGATCTTATGTCTGACACTGATTTAAACGACTTTATTGCAAGACTTGGAAACGATTATGCAGATGCAGGTGGAAACCTAAAAGACTTTAAAAACAATTTAGAAAAAATAGCAACAGATAATGCACCTGAGATATCAACTGCAAAAAAAGAAGATTTTGCATATGCAAAAAAAGCTTTAGCTATTTTTGACGGAGTTGAAAGAGCTAGAGATGGTGAAGCAATAACCTCTATGGAATACTGGCAATCCAGAGTAAATTTTTTACAAGACAAATTAACAAATCTTAAAGCTAGTATTGGAATTCCAATTGGATTGGAAGAACAGTCAATGATAGATGATATAGAAAAAGAAATTGAAGCAATTGTCTACAAGATGAATCACGCAAAATCACAAACTATGAGAGGCGCGTTTGAAGGGTCTTCATTAAAGTTTGAAGATATTGTAAGAAGTTTTGATAACATGCCTAGAGAGCTTAGAGACAAAATGATGATCGTTTATGGATCTTCATTAAAGGAAGAAATATCTCAAGGAAACATAGACAGCATTCTTATGGATATGTCAATGTCTGCTCCTAAACCAGTTAGAGTAGATCCCTTGATGTTGATGTATCACCCTGATTATATGAACGCAGATGATTTTTTTAAAGGGATGGAGAGCACTGTCCAAAGGCAAATGCAAAAAGCCGATAAATTTATGAAGACTGGCATTGTAGATAAAAATATTCTTGAGTCAATAAGAAGAGAGGCTGAAGCTCCTTTAGATCAATATTCCCGGACTCTTAAGAGCTAGAATGACAAGAGCTAAACAGCAAGCGGTAGAAATACAAAGAGCACTTTTGTCTGGAGCAGATCCTAGATCTATCCCGGCGTTGGTTGATAGAATTACAAAAGAAATGGCAACACAAGCATTCTCCATGAAGGGCGATGCCATGTACATGACATTCCCAGATATGACAAGATCGCAAATAAGAACCACAGCATCTGGAGCAATCACAGGAAGAGGGCCCGGAATTCATTCAACTATAAATATTAATGTAAACGGATTTGATTCAAATCTAAAAACTGCTTTTGGAATTAATGGAACACAAGCAGTTAATTTTATGAATTTTGATATGGAAGATGGAAGAATGTTGATAGATGGCGTTAATGCCCACCTGTATCACCATGCTCTGGGTACATTTGACTTGGACGACAAAGCGTTAAATCTTCCTCTAATGTTTAAAGATGCAAATGGAAAAAATAGATTAGCATTTATGACAATGAGACAGCCAACTGGTTTCCAAGAAAGAATATTCAGTAGAACTGATTTATCTAAAAAGGAAAATGTAGCTAATATATTAAAAACAAGAGTAGACGATTATTTAGAGTTATTTGACGCAGCCAACGATCCATTAAATACAATGAACTTAAACGCAGATGAAAGAGAAATCTTAAACCAAGTAAGACAATCAATGGTCGATGCAAAGGGTGATAAAAAATTAAAAGGCAAAATTCAACTAAGAGGAGTTGACGTCGATAGCGCTGAGGTAGAAGAATTGCTTATTAAAGTTAGAAGTTCTCAACAAGCAAAAAATATGAAATTTGAAGCCTTTATGCAAATGCAAGAATACGATTTGGCTGAAATGGCATCAAGTAAATCTGCCTCTGAATTAGGAATTAATAAACAAGTTATTGACTACGCTAGAAGAACAAAAGTCAGCTTAGCAGACATGCAAATAACTCTTGGAAGAGGAACAGACGCAGAACCATATTATACAAGAGGAAGTGTATTTAATATACTTTTTGAATCAGCAGGACTTGACCTAGACGAAAAGGTGGGAGCAAAATTTTCTGATCTATATGGAGTAAATCCAAACACACGGAGTCAATTTTGCAAGCAGAGATGAAGTAAGAAATTATATTAGCTCACTTTCTGGACTTGATCAAGAAGCAGCAAGAATAAACGAAAGAGCAGTAATAGATCAGGTTATTCAAGAAATATCAATTAACTCAGTTCCAGATCCATCAAACTCGTTGGGCCTATATATTAACAGACAAGGTGTTGCCGTCAGTATGCAAAACCAAGTAGAAGATGTTTTAAATAGCTTTAGGGGTTCTAGACAAACAATAGCCCTTACTGATAGTGCCGGATCTTTTATAGCCGATGTTGCAATAGAAGATTTTTATAGGCTTAAATATTCAGTTGGCTTAATACCTCCATCAAACGCTGTTGACATGGTTAAAGAGCTTATAGCAAGTTCAGATGATCCAACAGCTGCAGTACAAAGAATTGCTGGAGGAAGATTAATTGACGAACAACAAATGGGTGAAATTCTTCGCGGAATTCAAATGTTCCAGTCATTCAGTGGTGTCGCAGACCAAACCGCACAGGCTAAAATTGTTGCAGAGTTAATTGGCAGGTATGCAAAGATTGATCCAACCGACCCATCCAAACTGCTCACCAATCTTGCATTTGCTGGAGAGGGAGCTATTAAAAGCATATCGCAAGGAACAGGATTTCTTCGCGGCATGCAGATATTGGCAGGTCAAAGTGTTGATGATTTAATCGCATTTGATCCCGCACTACTTGATCCAAATCATATTGGAGCTAGAATTAAATCAAGTGCAGAGTTAGAAAGCATGAAACAAGACCTCTTAATAGGATACGAAGAAGCTAAAAGAACAGCTGTAGCTGGAACTGCAGAAGAACAAAGACTTTTAGAAGCAATCCAAGAATTAAGAGAAGCAAAAAAATCAGAAGATATTGCGCGACTAATATCTTTAAAAAAAGGTACTGCTGCGTATAACAAGTATGCAGTGACATCAAGATATTTTGAAACAGCACAAAAACAAAAATCTATTCTTGAAGGAACATTTTCTCAAATGTACAGAAGCGCGGTCGCAGATGAAATTGGTCAAATTCCCACTCCAAGAGCAGAGTATATGAAATATACTGATGAAATAGCAGAAAGCTTAAGAGGCGCTTTCAATGTATTAAGAGATTTAGATGCAGATAAAACCTACGTTGCAACAGCAGAAGAGTTTTCGGCTGTTGTTCAAAAGATGAACTTGTCTACGCATTTATATGAGATGATGTCTGCATTGTCAAACGCTAAAGGTGCAGCCAATATTCTTGATGTTTATGACACTATGTTATCTTCGGTTACTAGAAAATATGGATCAAGAGCAGCTCAAGTAATGAGAGAAGTTATTTCTAAAGAAGGAGCACCAGATGGTATTCGGATTTGAAATGACAGAGCTAGCAAGAGATTCTGCTGATAGAAGGGCGGCTGCAAGAGCACTCAGTACAGGCGACTACGACTTACTTGATACCTTAAAGGACGATTTTGCAAGATCAGTGTCTCCCATGGATGTTACAAAAATGACCAGAGATGAAGCAATCGACCTGCTTAAAGAAGGAAAAACAAGAGCAAGATCAACTCTTCAAAGTATGGGCGCAATTCTTTCAGGTCCCGGTTCGTTTAGTGCTTTAGCTAGAGAAGCGACTACGGCACAGGCAAGACTAGAACTTGGATTGTCACAAGATGCATTTGATTTTGTGCAGCTAACAGCAAGAGGAGGGGCAAATTTGCAAGAAGCTCCCGATGCAGCAAGAAGTAACTATATTCTTATTAACGCTATGAGAACTCAGGAAAGATTGGATCAAGCCTACAGTGCGCCCGCCGGTGCTGGAGGAGCTGCACCCGGAATGCCTCCAAGTGGAACTGGAGCAGTAGAATTTTTAGATCCAGCAGATATACCAAGAGAAGCTTTTGACGCAATTGATGATATTGACGCTGCAGCAGCAAGGGCCTCTGCTGATGCTCCAGATAAATTATATACAAGGTTTGGAAGAATGCTAAAGTCTGGTGGTATGGCAGATTTATTTCAGGATTCAATAATAAGAAATTCAACATACGCAGCTCTTGGTCTTGCTGCATTTGGTTTTATATATTCAGCCAGAAAAGAAAGAACTCAAGAAGAAATTGAAGGCCCAGCAATGCTGCCCGGAGGTAGCGCTTATGAGTCAGATTTTCCAAAAGCTTTGCCTTCAATATCTGATTTAAAATATTTAAATCCCACTACTGCATCAATGAGCTATAAAATACACTTAAGTGGATCACAAGCCGATGCAGAAAAGCTTCAACAACTTGTTGGAGGTGTTGCTAGTGGGCCAATTAACGCTACTATGTATAATGGACTCCCAAGACTAGGTAGAGATCCTTATTCAAATGTTGCATCTAGCTTTTAGGTAGTATTATGATTTTTGGCGCTGGCACTCAAAATGCAAACTTAAAAAACGCTGCGCAAAAAAGGGTAGATCCAACTCCAAAAACAAAAGCAGTTAGCAATCTTTCTGCTAAGATATCTTCAACCAAAAATGTTTCAAGCTCTCCAAGTCCAACTATAGAAAAAGCTAGCAGAACTCAAAGAACTTCTGGACCATCAGATCCAGTGAGGGGTTCATTTGAGGGTTTGGATAGATCATCAAAAGCAGTGATACTTCCAAAGGGAGCTGGCTATGACAATAAGAATTTTCAAAAAGCAAGATACGCAGAAAAAAATAATTTTAAACCATTAAATTATGGCTCAAATAACTTTGCAGCCTTTAAAAAAAATGGTAAAATAACAAGGTACGGATCTTCTGTAGCAAAAAATAGTTCAGCCAACAAAATGAACGCAAAGCTATCAGTAGAAAAAATGTTTAGGTAATATATGTCAGATACTCAAAATACTTATACTTCTTCAACTCTTTATCCATTTGGTGGTTGGGCTAATACTACCAATGGTTTTGGTCCGAGTGGTTTTGACATACCTTTTAACAATTTATCTAATGAAGCAAAAGAAAAAGTTAAGTTTTTATTTAATGAACTTCCAAAAGCATTAGACGAAGCAGGAAAATCATACCTTGGCTTAACTCGGATCAACAATACATGAAATATTTTCTGTTAGCGCTTCTGCGCATCAGCTAGATAAAAAATATAGAAAAGAATTATTTGATAAAGTATTAAACTCTGGTATTTTAGATTTAGTTGAAGAGATAGGAGGACTAAGAGAGTTTTCAAGACAAAGATTTTCTAGCCTTGAGTCTTTGACTGGATCACCAGAAAGCAGAGATTCAGATAAAGCTATTAATGATCCAGAAAGAGACATGAGATGGCAAAACGCCTTGATCAGAGTAAGAAATTTCTTTGCAAGAGAGCCAATAACTCTTTCCATTATTTATCAGTATTTTCCAAATTTAGCTAATCTATTTTTATCTGCATTAGCAGCAACAGCAGACTATGGTCATATGGAGGACGATCCTCTTAATGATACAAAATATATCATGGAACAAATGTTTAAATCATTTGGTACCGATAAAAATACTGGAGAAGCAGTATTTGAACCAGTATGGGAAACTAAAGACTTTCTCACAGTGCAGAAACTGCAAAAAGCAATTGAAAGAATGGCCATTCCCTCAAATATTGCTCCAGCCACACCAGACATATTTCATTTAAGAATAGGTGCTGCCAATTTCTATGTTCCTCCAGTTTCTATATCAATTAACACCGCCTTTAAAACTGGAAGCATGACGGGTGGAGCTATTAGACAAAAAGCTTCTCCAAAATTCAATTCTGGTTATAGAGAAACATCTATAAATATTAGACTTTATTTTCCTAATTACGAAAACATATGGGGAATAGATGTTGATGATGGATCAAAACTAAGTGTTAATTCGGATTTCAAAATTGACTTTAATGATGAAGCTGATACAGAAAAGGTAGACAAGTTTCTTTCCTCTTTAAGAGGTTTGGTAGCAGCCTTTAAATATTCTCCAATTCTTCCTGTTAAGAATCATTACTTAAACAGCGTTCACAAAATTACTGGCGTTGCATTAAATTCAATGAGCATATCGACTATTCCAGATTATCCATTTGCGCTAGTTGTAGATCTTGAGCTGTTAAACTTTAATCACAAACCCTTCTTGCCTATGATTAAAGATTTTAATCAATCAGTTCACTGGGGTAAATATAGACATTTTATGGGTCGCGCTGCCGGAGCAATGTATAACTATATTAGTCAAGATTTTATATCTGAATCAGATAAAGAAATGGAATCATCAAACAAAGTTTTTGGCGCAGACAACTCAACAAGAGGTGTTTCAAATTTAGGCCGGAGAAGATGCTCAGTACGCTGATAGAACAGATGCAAATGGAAATAGTGGATTTGGTAGAACTTCAATTTCAACTGACGTTTACGACGATCAGACGTCAGTGCTCAAAACTAATGTTATAAAAGAATGGGAAGATGGAAAACACATACAGTTATATATTCCATCAAGCGTTCAGTCTAAAATATTTACTCCAGATATTTCTTCATTTAGAACTTCAGAAGAGGTTGCTAGAACAGACGTTGGTAGGGGCTTTTGGGAGAGCTTACTTGACAGGTTTGGTTTAGACGTTAATGAATCTGAATCTTATCATAGAGATTTAGAGTCTGTTATATCAACTTCAAGAAATAATATAATAGGGCCTACAGCAAAAAATAAAGCTGCATTGATTCTTAGCGTGATCCAGGCTGGAGCAACTTCTAATGACATAAAAGATAAGGTCTATGACAGTATTGCAACAGAATACTTGTCAGTAAACAATATTAAAGACAAAGATGTAAGAGCATACATAAAAAGCAGAAAGCCAAGCAGTGATCTGACAATGCCCGCGATTCCAAACGATACATCTTCTGCAGCTACTCCGTCGTATATTGGATTAACTATTGGTCAAGCCGAGTTAAAAAGACAAAAAGACAGAATGTATAACGCTGCTTATTCCGATTATAAAGATGGTGGTTCAGGATCAGTTCTTTCTTATTATATTGAGCAAGAAACAGATAAAATTGCAAAAAGAAAACAGATAAAATTTACAGATGACAATAAGCGTTCTAATTCAGAATGGATGGCAATAAAAGCTAAGGTTGAAGAAGAACTAGTAATGGCTTTTAATGTTTCCTTGTATGAAAGATTCTTTTCCAACGCAGATGTTATTGGTCTTTTGGAATCGGCTCAAGCTCGTCAAGGTTCGTTCTCATTTAGAGAATGGGACGTACCAATGATGAAACTTGATCTAGACCCCAATGCTGTGATAGTAAATGCAGTAACAGTTAGCCTGGCAAATAATCTAGCCAAGATGCAAATTCAAATGGAAGATGAGCCAACCTATCAACATATAGGCGCAAAAGACAGTTTTGTCAGTATGTCTTTAACAATCTTTGGCGAAAAAGAACTAAGAAAAATTAAAAACATGTTTGACTTTTTGTCTGGCTTAGCTAGGTTAGAGCACGCTGCTGGCGTAATAGGTTTTATGGGAATTAAAAATATTATTACCGCTCTTGCTGGAATTAAATATGTTTTACCATTGTCATATAATGTTAATACTATTCCAAACTATCCGCATGTATATCAAGTCGAATTGTCTCTTGTTGACTTTGACGTTTTCCAACAGAAGAGGGAAATGATTAGTAATGAACAACAGAAAAAATTTATTGAACAGTTTAAATCAAAAAGAAATCCATTTTTACGCTTAAAGCAAAATTGGGGAGTATTTAATGCTTACCCAGATTTGCCTCTTCAAGTAAAAGATAGCCTTGGAGAAACTGTTGGAACTTTAGATCCAGATTTTTATTTTAGATCTTTTGAAACATTTGACCAAGATCTGATTAATACGACAATAGACAGAGACGAGTTTCATATTCCTATTAAGAGTGATCTAGACTCAATTCAACTAACAGAAGCAGACAAGGCAATAGCAGATACAATTAAACAAAATCTTTTGTTAAGCAATGGGTCAATACAGGAAGCAAAAAAGTATCTTATTGATGACCTAAAAATGGAGCCAGCTAAAGCTATGATGGTTTTTAGAAAGGCTATATTTGATACTGACAACGATACGATTATTGAACAGATTGGTTTAAATAAAAGCAGAAATGTTGCAAATAAGTTTCCAGATATATGGAAAGATTTTATAGACACTTTTGTTGATGAGCTTGGTGTTGAACATACTTTTGCAGATCTTAAATTTACAACAGAATATGGCGAACTAAAAATTGGTGATCTTGTAACTGGATCTAAGGAGCAAATAAAAGCATTTAATTCCTTAGTTATGGAAAGTGAATATTCTCTTAAAGAAGGCAAGCTTCCTTCATTCGATCCAGATGAAGTCCCATATGGAGGAGTAATATATTATATACCCTCTGCAGACTCCGCCGATTTGGGTAAAATCCCTTGTATCTATCAAACTCCAGATGGAGGATTTCTTTTAGGATATTCTTCCGAAGAAGATGGTAGATTCTATATTGCTCTAGACAACCTTAATGTAGTTCCAGATGCAGATGGAAACGCAGTTTTGCTTGGCGCAACTACCACTCCAGTATCGGACACCTCTACTCCAGAGAGAGATAAGCAAGAGGTGCATACCCAAGTTGCTGGAGCAACATCTTTAGACTCGTATCAAAGGGCATATGGAACAAACACTAAAGACGAAATGCAGAGCGTTAACTCTTCTGGTGGATATAAAGAAGCCCTAAAGCACTGGGAAAAAATGATGATGGATACCCAATATAGGGATAAATCATATAGAATGATTAGAGCTTTTCCAACCTACATGCTCTGGCTAATAGATGAAAGTTATTTTTCTGGAACAAAATTGTTTGATAACTTCTATGGATTGCAGTCTGTAATTGACTTTTCAATAGTTCAATCAGAAGACATTTTGGGCGATACGTTAATACTTAGGCTATCAAATACTTATTCTAAGTTATCAAAACCAGAACTAACTGTATCAGATCTTGTTTCAGCAGGTAATGCAAACGGCGTTGTTACAGACATAACTGCAGGTTCTGCGGCCTTAATAGATACTCTATTAAATGTGTCTAGAAACTTTGCTACACATTTTCATTCCAAATATGTAACTGAGATAGAAAACATGAGACTAAAGCCAGGCGTAAGAGTTCACCTAAGGGCTGGTTATGGCTCTAACCCAAATAGTCTAGATACTGTATTTAATGGAATTATAACCCAAGTTGAATTAGGGGAAATTGTAACAGTAACATGTCAGTCAGATGCGATAGAGCTAAGTCCAATTATTAACTCATCAAATAAAAAAGGTGACAGTGGAAAAATAGACGGAGGCATAAACACAGGAATGTGGCTGTCTGAGCCAAGAGACTTAATGATTAGACTATTGTCTATGGGATCATCAAGAGTTAGAGAAGCTTTTGCTCACGCAACAAGAGGATCTGTGTTCTCTGAGAATAAATTTGGCATTAGACACTTTGGTTCAATTCTTTATGAACCTTTGACTGAAAGAGAAAAAATTCAAGCAAGTCAATACAGAAATGTTGTAGCTGATGCTTTTAATGTTATGTCTAATAACCCTTTTACTGGAACTGCTGGTGTTGTTGGAAACTCTTTCGCCAATATGGCTTCTTTAGGTGGTTTTGAGTCAGCTGGCGGCAGCATGAGAACTCCAGTGTTTGGCATGATGCAAATGATGATGACAAGTTTTTCAACACAAAGAGATATGGAAATATTTAAAAGAAATATTTATCCAGGAAATGGTCTTGGAATATCTCAATTTATGGGCGGAGATATTGATGATGGCTGGTCAGTTCTTGCAAGCGTCGATCCAAGCGAGATTGAAAATCAAAAATTTGGTTACCTAGATAGGTTAAGTGACTCTTCGTGGAATCGTTTAATACAGGCTTCAGAAAGAGAGATGAATGCTGGTGCGTCTAGCGTATTAGGTTCAGTTACTGCATCAAGCAAACTAGTTGATTCTTCTAAGGCTATTGGAACCTCTCAGGTTCTTGGCGGTCTTGCTATTGCTGCACTAGCTGCTCCAGTTGGGGCTATTGCAGCACCTGCCGGAATCACCGCCTCTATAGTGGGAGGAGTAGGGGCTGCAGCAGGAGGTGGTGGTCTTGGCTCTATTTTAACAAAGAACCTTGCAGGAAGAGGTACGGCTAATTTGTTTAAGACAATGGGTCTTGTTTCCGATCTTGATGATGACATATATGATGAAGTTTCTTTTAGGGCACAAACTTACATGAGATCTGTTTGGGACATGTTCCAACTTTGCGCAAGACTTTTGCCAAACTATATAGTTGCAGTAAGGCCGTTCGAAGATAGATCAACAGTTTTTTATGGCAAGCCACACTGGTTATATACTTCTGGGGTTTATCCAATCTCTACTGGTTTTCATATTGAAAGTGCAGATTCAGACGTTGATGGTCCAGTATGGTCTGGTCCAGATTATGTTATGAATGAAATCTTAAACAAAATAAATAAAGAGTCAAGCCCACTAGCAGACTCTAATGCATTTAGTGATTTAAGCGAATCAAAACTATCTGGCATGATGTCGATATTTGGGGAAAATACACTAAAGTTTCAAGATATATTTAAAGCTGGTGAACCATTAAATGGTCAGATAATTAATTTTGGAGACGTTGACAGAAACAAATATTATGTAGACGGAGAGCTAAAATCTGTTTTACCAGTAAATAAAGGAAAAGTTCAAGTAGGATTCCACTTGCCGTTTGGTGTGGCTGGTGGAATTGAAGCTCCTATTCAGAATGATCATAAGCAAGCAGATTTCTTGCCCATGAGATTTAGATACCCATTCTTTACAAATAGAAGTAGTGGAACATTAAACTCTCTTGATTTTGATAAAATCTTAAAACTTAACAGTCAAGAAGATGTAGAGCAAAGAATTGCTAATATAGTTGAGATTTCAAAGTTTGAAAAAGATCTTGTTAGCAAAGAGGGATCAGAAACAAAATTAGTTTCAACTAATACTAGTGGAGAAAAAGTTTTAAACTTTAATTTTCCATTTGGTCAATATCTTGCAGCTTCCCAGTTTGCTGATGGTTTGGCAAACGAAGCTGCGTTTGATCCATCTGGTTTTTCTATCGCAGAAGGATCAAGCGTAAGTTCCTTGGCTAAAGTGGCAAGTCAAACAATTCAAATGCCACTACCAATAGTAAATAAAGCTACATTTAATGATGATTTGGTTAATGTAGATGGAAAGTTTGAGTTCATTGATGGACTAAAAGATGTTTATGGAGATGTGGATAACGCTTTTAATCTACAATTAGCAAATCCGTCATTGCCACTTAATTTTACAGAATGGTCTACACCAATAGATGCAGATCACGAGCAGTTCTATATTGCAATGAGGTGGCCATATAATCCCTTAGAAACAAGAACTAATCCAGATGAGTATAGTCAAGATGAACAAGTTAGAAATAAAGTTCTTGAAGAATTTAAAAAACAATATAATTTTACTAATCAAGAATTAGTTGGCTCTGCAGATGATTATAAAAAGAGAAAAGTTCTTGTATATAATCCAGACTCAAAACAAGCTGTAGTATGCGCACCAGCTTATTTCTTGTGGAGCGACTCAGATCCAAATGGATCAAACAAAACAGAAGCTATTGTTTCGCCAGATGCTGCTCTATTCTTAGGTCTCTTAATTAATGAAGACGGCGAAATATTATCTCCAACAGAAAATCTTCCAGATGTTTATGATGAAAGTGGAGTTTTAGCAGACTCATGGGAAACAATAGGGATGTCAGAAGCTTCATTAAAAGAGTGTCATTTTACTTTTGTCCACGACGATGTACCACTAGGTGTCGTGACCAGTGCATTCAATCCAGCAAAGCAATTTTATAGTAGTCAAGCTGGAGAAACATATGAATCAGAAACTTTTGCAATTGGTTTTGGAAATTTTGTTGTAAAAAATAATTTTGACATAACAGACGAAGAAAGCACAAGAGCAAGAAGAACTGACGTAAGCTACAAGTATGCGGAAAATCCTTTTAAAGACAAATCAAAATTTACTGGCTTAAAGAGTAATACTTTAATACCAAATGAAAACCTTTCTTCTGCAGAAGCAATTATTATTACTCAAGATCAAAAAGCATATCTAGCTTCTCTCTCTAGTGGCGGTAACTATCGTTATTATTTTGATAATATTCGTTCAAACGAATTAGATAAGCTTAAAGAACAAACTCTAATAGACTTATTAGATAGTCAAGATGGAATTGACACAGGAGAAAAATTAATTGGATCTAGCGAAGATTTTAAAGCAGTGTTTGATCCATCAGATACAGTATCTGTCACTGCAAGAGGATTCTATGACGAAAGCTTTGATGCACAAACAAAGGTAATTGCAGGTAATGGAAGAAGTGTTGGTCAGGCACAATGGATTTGGAATCAATTTAGAGTTGGCTATCATACATATGAAAGTGTAAAAAATATCTTTGCAGAGATATATGGTCTTGATCCAGACGAAGATGACGCAGCATCATCGCACCCACTAATTGCTTTTTTAAGCGGCTCTCAAACGACTGGTTTAATAAAAGAATTTGAAGAAGACAAAGTTTGGTCTAATGAATTTAATTCATTGTTGGGAGCAGACTGGATTGGCAATAACGTTGATTCTCAAGCAGCATCAAAAAATCAAGCACTTTACAAAGCAGCAGAACAGTATCTTGATTCTGGTGTTAGCGGAAAAAATGAAGAAGGTGTAACAATTGATGAAAATGATGGGGTTATAGATTATTTTAATAATTTAATAAAAGAAAGAGCAACCTTTATACGCGATGCCGTTAAGTCAAATGCACAGTTGTTAAGCTCTGTTTCTTCAACCGGTGCAGCATCAACTACTGCAACAAGTGCAGATGGAACAGAGTTCTTAACAGATGATCAAAAAGCTGACGAATTCTTTAAAAATATTAAAACTCCAAAACAATTATTCTTATTGTTGGTTGGACTTTTTAGAGACCAATTATGGAGAGATCCATATTCAAGAGCCTGGGTAGTACTTAAGCCGGATCGCAAGAGGTTTGTCATGGGCGATGACGAGCAGATGTCTGACAGTTGGAGCTTTAGGCCGTTTGATAAAATTTGGCAAGCTTACATTGACTATAATGGTACATACGGAAAAGACGCTTCAAAATTCAAAAAACTCTTAGAAGCAAACTCAGGAGAAGGCAACGCTGCTACAAACTGGATGAGCGGAATGTGGGAGGATACAACGAATTTTTGGAACAAAAACATTGGTCCTATGTTTACAGTATTTCAAAGCGCCATAGGAAATCTTTTAAACTTGACTAAGATGTCTTTGGCTCAAATGGGATATGGAGTAACTGAACACGACAACTTTGCAAAGCAGGCTAATGTTTTAAATAAGGCATATAATGATTCTTTATACTATTCATTAGGAAGGCCCGGTTCTCTTTTGAGGGCTGTAGACAATCCGTTCACAAGGGAATATGGAGAACCTGTTGTTGAGATTAGAGAGCCGTTCCAAAGAATACATTTAATTAACTCTTTTAATCATATCCTTGCAAACGGAATTCAAGAAAACATAGGTGGCGTAGCAACACAAATAACTGCAGTTTCAGATGGGCAATATCCAGTAACCGTTGCCCTTGATAAGGCTGCACCGCCAGAAAGACAAGTTGAAAAAACAATAGAAACAGGTTTATACTTTGATAATATTAGAGGTTCTGGATTTTGGGGAGTACTGCATCCAATTTTTAATCCAATAGAAACAATAAGAGGAATATCAAAGTTTGCATCCGGAGAGCCAGATGAACTAACCGCAAGAAGGGTTGGTTTAGCTCACTTAAAAGAATCAATAAAAGATATATATAGTGGAGAAATAACACTAATAGGCGACACATCTATTAGGCCTCATGACTTAGTTTATCTAACAGATTCTTATGAAAGAATATATGGAATTTTTGAAGTAGAGCAAGTTGTTCACCACTTTACTCCAGAAATGGGATTTGTTACTTCCATCACCCCCAATGCATTTGTTAACGTTAATGATCCAGCAAGATGGTTTGCTTCCAGCTGGATAGGGAGCAGAATGAACCATCAAAGTGTTAGAGACCTAGCTAGAAGAATGCTTTCTTCTGAGACCGCTAACTCACTTATCGGTGCAGACGGAACTATTTCAATTGATAATCTAGCACAATCTCTTGGCCCCCAAATGACTGGTGGAATGATGTATACACATGGACACTCAGCTTTGGTTAAGGATATTATTGCTAACACAGCAGCAGACGCAATTCCAGATAAAGCAGAACAAATAAAAGCAAAAATAAAAGCATCGACAGGAAAACAAGATGGAGACCTAGGTGGGGCGATATCTATGGTAGTAGGAAGCATGGCCTTAACTGCAGCAACCACAGCAGCCTCAGCTCTTTTCGCTCCATTTACTTTAGGAACATCTCTTGCTGTGGGCTTTTCTGCAGGAGCCATAGCAAGCGATCTATTATGGAGCGGATGGAAATGGACAAGAGATAACGTTCTCGATCAGCATGGGTGCTACGTTCAGTACTTAAATAGAAATGGACAGCCAATGGACGCCGGATTGTCATTTAATCAGGGAATGGTTGTTGGACGAGCACATTCAAAGAAACTAATTCCACAGATTCTTGGAGTAAGGACAGCAGTAAGAACAGAAGAAGGTTATTCATATGTCAGAAGTGATGACATATTTAGAAGTCTTGGATGGAAAGAAAAAGAAATTAATGATTTAGTTAGACATGTCAGCTTAGAAAATGCGATAGTCAACGCACAAATATTAAAATATTCAGGAATAGGACCAGAAAAAACTGGATTCAATCAATTCTTTAAAGTAATAGGAACCGTTTCCCATGTGGTTGACGGTGACACTTTTGACGTTGTAGACGTAATAACAAATAAGACATTTAGAGTCAGATTTGAGGGAGTCAACACGGCTGAATTGGCTCAACTAAATATTAATACAGCCTTAGAAGAAACTTTAATACTCGAAGAAAGTCAAAAGTTTTTCAATCCCCTTTCTGCTGCTGGGCAAGCATTGCTTTTCACTGCCGATGCAGTTGTTGGTAAAATGGTTGTTTTAAGAATAGCAGTTTCACCAGATAATAGAGACATACTTTCTGCTGAAGACTTAGAAGCAGGCGCAGAGGCTAATGATCCAGAAAGATATCAAAAAGCAGCAAAGTCAGGAAGGTGGCAATCTGATAGCGATAGATATATGGCAACTATATTCTATAGAACAGATTCGAATGTTCAAGCAGGTGCTATTGAAGATGTAAGAAATATTTTTATCAAAAACGTTTCTTCATCTGATATGGCAGAAAAAGCAAAACAAGAAATTAAAAAACGTTTTTATCCAAGGTCACCCATAGAAGCTAACTTTGATAAAATATTTAACAAGATAAATAGTATGTCTAGTTTGACTAATTATTTCTTTGATAGTGGTCCGTCTGACCCACTTTATGGAATGTCTGATTCAAACAAAAGAGCATTCTCAACATTAGTAGCAATGCTGATACTATATAAGATATACGGAGTTGCTTCCGAGTGGCCAATGGTTGGATGGGATGAGTACTATCCAGATGGAACACCATACACATTGAACTGGGACCTGGTAGAAAAAGGTCTAGCAAAGGTTTACACAAAGGGCCTTCTATATGTAGACAGTCCAGCAGTACAGGATCCGTCTAAATTGGTTCCAACTATAACAAAGGTATTATAAATATGGCTTCTGATTTTAATTTTAACTTAGATGATCTCGCTGACGGCAAATCAATAACGTCAAAAATTAAAAGCTCCTTCTACCCAGAAAATCAACAGCTCATAAAGGGCACTTCTGCATCTATGGATGGAGAGGTTGGTAGGACCTTGATGTCAAGAGATCCAGTGAAAATTATTCAAGGGGATGGAATATTTAGAAATCCAGCCTTTCCAGTAGCGGGATATGAGCAAAACACTAAATCAGCAATGCATACAATACTATCTATGGGTGCAGACATCGACGACCAGACACAAGTTCCAGATCCTGATGATCCAACTAAAACACTAAAAGGTTCTCAGGCTAGAATGGAAATAGCTAGAAAGTCCGTTATGTCTACAGGATTTGCTCCTGGTGGCTTTGATCAAGCTGTAAAAGCATTTATTGCCCCCTCGATAAGTCCAGCAACAGGTGGATCTTCTACCACTGGAGGAACGGGTGGCACAAGTAGTGGAACTGGTACCGTAACAACCTCTACTGGGGCGTCTCAACCACACTCTACAGCATCTTATGGGACTTCTGGAACCGCTCAAGTTATGAATAACGCTACTAGAAAAATACTTTTTGCAGATGAAATGGACGAAGCAGAAAGAGCAATATACGACAAAAAGGTTGCGGAGCTGTTAAAGAAAACTAATTTTAAAACAGAGGGCACTGGAGACATTACAGTTTTTAAACAAGGCTTTAAACTAAGCTTTGATAAAAATGGAACAGTCAATGGAGTTACTACGGCAAAAGCAAAAGCGAATCCACAAAATCTTGGTAGCCTAGGTTTCGACATACACCATAGTGGTTATTATGTCGAAAAGAATGGCACGTATAAGTACATGGAAGATAAAATTACAGGTCTTGGAACAGGCGAAAAGCAAGTAATGATGTCTCCTACCTTAATTGAATTTCTTTTACGAATTACAGATACGCTTTATATTATGGGCGACTCAGGAGTATGGAGAGGAATAACAGGTCCTAATTTTAGTAAGCTAACGCAAAGCAATAACGGAGTTAGTGACCACTCCTTTGGTAGAGGTTTTGATATTAAAAAAATAGGCTTAACTACAGCTAATCAATCTTATGTTTTGAACAATCCAGTTCCACCACCTGGAAAGTATCTTATAGCATTGGATCTTTTCCTGTCTCATGTGGAGCAACTTCCTCAAGAGCTTCATCCAGACTTAATAGTTGTAAGCGAACAGCTGGAAACAGAGCTTGGAATAGTTGGAGGACTTGAATCCTCTAATTCTCCAATTAGGCAGAAGCATCCAAATCTAGCTCCTTTCGTCAATATTCACTGCGATAAAAGCCACGCTAATCATATTCATGTTAGTTGGAGCTCAGCCAGATGCGGTTCGTTTGCAGTTCCTACAACCACTACACCATCAACCCCTGGTCAGTCTGGATCTGGTACGGTATCTAGTGCTGGTGCTGCGCCTGCGCCTGCAACACCACTTTCTTCCGATATGATTACAAAGCTTAAAAAAGAGTATTATACTGGAGATGATGCTCTCACTGCTATGGATATATTTAGTTTTTTATATAACTATGGCGGTTTTTCTGCGGAGATAGCAGCGTTCTTTACTGGTATTGCACAAAGAGAAAGTAATTTTACCCCTTTTGTTAACAATAAAGAGCGGCGCTTTTGGTCTTTGGCAGTTTGTAACAAGAACATCAGCTGGAGGAACTGGCGTAGTAAAAATAGTTTCTCCAACACCCGAAAGAACAAAGTGGTGGAAATTAGCCTATAAGAATTGGCTAGCTGATAAAATTCAAGACACCAATCCGACTAACAAGGCAACTTTTTGTGATGATTTTATAAGAAACAAACAGAGAACAGACCCAGAAGGAACAATAGGACTAAGGACAAAAAAGGGCGGAGCTGGTAGACAATATTACGATAGAAGAGCTTTTGCTCCTATAAATCAGATTTCTTTTTTAAGAACAAAAATAGGTAAGAAAACAGATGTTTCTGATATTGTGAATTCAATGGATAATGGAACAAGGAATGGAATATTTGCTCCTTGGGGCGCAGTTTATCTTGAGCATAGTTGGATTTCTGGACTGGATTATGAACTAATTAAAAAAGTTTTTACACAAGGAACAGGTAGAGATTCATCCGAGCTAGATGCCTGGGTTTTGGCAAGCGTTCCAGCAAATTCTGATGCAAGGAAAATAGATACAACAGATCAAAATGGAAGACAAAAAATAGAAGTGTTTGTAAAAGATTCTAAAAAATATGAAATTATATATAAGTAAGAGGTGTATTAATGGCTATTAATTATCCAAAGTTTGATCAAAAAATTAATAATTTAATTCAAGACTCAAAACTTCAACAGTCAAAAACAAGACCAGCAACTATAGTTGAGTTTGACAAAATGTCAAACACTGCTACTGTTATTTTAGACGAAAGATATGCCGGCACAGTAGGAGATGTTATGGATAGAGTACCGTGCCCATTTAACTACGGCATTCAGGGGGTCTCCCCACATCCTGGAACTAGATGTATTGTAGCATTTAGAAACGATTCCGAAAGAGATCCGTATATAATCTCAATTATAGCCGATGCGTACGATACGGTAAAAACAATTAAAAATAATTCAGTTAATACTGGTATACCAAAGTTCATGATTTAGTATGATGGAAGAACCAATAGATAGAGCTAGACAGTCTTTTAGCGAAGTAACAGAATTAAGAAAAAGAAAAGAGTTTTCTACAAGAGAAGTTGGAATTAACCATCCAGATAATAATGGTTTTTTAAGAATAAACGACGCTGGAGAAATAGAAATATTTGCAGCTCCTGGAATAGGTATTGTTATAAGTCCGAGTACAAGAGCCATATCTTTTTTTGCCGATTCAATTAAATTTTATACTAGAGAAGACGATGGTTTAAAATGGAACAACTCTTCATTTAATCCTGCCTCAGACGTATATAATGAGCCAGCACTAGTGCGAACAAGTGACTTTCATCAAAACCCAGCTTTTTATAAAATAGGTCATTATTTAAATAATTTAGACCAACTTGATGAGATAGAATCTGTTTCTCCTATTACTATAGGTGGTGACTATGGTTTAGGCTTAGTTCCTGGGCAAGAAGATAATTTCTTTACTCCAGCTGTTGAGCCACAGCTAAGCGAGTCAGATCAGGCTTTATTGGATAACTACATGAAAACCCATTCTGATACAGAAATCAGGATGTTAAAATATCTTTTAATAAATGGATATTCTTTTTCTGAGGCGACCAAGAAGGTCGAAAATAAAGATTACACTGTGGGAAATAATATGGAAGATTTTCCCTGGATAGAAAATGATTTGGAATAAGGATGTCTGATTTTTATTTAGATTTATCTGGTGATTTAAAAATATCTCCCAATAAAGATATAGCAATGACTCAAAGTAGGTCGCAGAACGATATACAGCAGATATACCTTAGGCTTATGACTGAGCCAGGTGATTTCTACATTTACCCCAAGCTTGGAACAGAGCTTAACATTCTCTACGGAATGCCACAAAGCCAGGCAACTGGAGAAATGGGTAAGCGCTTAATAAGGGAAGCGTTGTTAAGAGAGGGCGTTTTTGCTGATAGAAAGATTTCAATAACAGCAGTGCCAACCTCTAATAATTCAATAAGATTTGATGTTCATATTGAAGACAACTCTGTTGATCCAATAACAATATCTGTAACTCAAGAAATTTAAAATAGGAGATAGAAATGCCTGTCATATACAATAAATCAAAAGATCAGATACTTTCAAAAATCCTATCTTCTCTTCAGCAAAATGCTGGCATAACAGCAACATATCCAGGATCTGTTGCTAGAGCATTGGCAGAGGCTATGGCCGTTGAAATTGGAGACTTGTACGAGGCAATTAAATTTAGCGTTGAACAGACTTCTTTGTCTATGGCATCTGGAAGATCTCTTGATTTAATAGGTGATCTTTATGGAGTTTTTCGTAGATCTGTTTCAGAAGATTTGCAACAAGAAAGAGCTAGTTTTAATATATCGTTTTCAATAGATGCACCGCACTCGTCAAACGTTGTAATTCCAAAAGATACTTTAATATATAATGATGTCACAGATTTTTCTACTGTTCAATATCAATATAAATTAGTCGATGCAGCAACAATTATTGCAGGAACAACTAGAGCATTCGGTAGAGTGATACCAAACTTTAGTAGCACAGATTTCACTGCATCAAAAGGAACTTTGACTAAACATAATTATATAGCACCAAGTGGCATTATCGTTTATTGTACGAATACTAAAGAAATCTACTCTATGATTAATATGGAGTCAGATGATATGTATAGAAAACGAATAGTAAAATCAATTAAAGCAAACTCTTTTGGCACAGCTGAGTCTCTAAGAATGAGAGCTCTAGGAGTTCAGGGAGTAAGAGATGTTAGGGTTAGAGAGTCTAGTTACGGTTTAGGATCTTGTGATATTATTGTGGTTCCAGAATCACAAAGAATATCAACAAATTTAGTTAATAGTATCTTCAATTCTTTGTCTGAAGCAAAGCCAGTAGGGATTAAGCTTAATGTCAGAATTGCAGAAAGAGCACCAGTACACGTTGCTGTAAGCATAGTTCTTCCATCTGGAGTAGGTGCTACAACTGCAACAGGTATAGAAAATCAAGCTTCTTTATTTTTAAGATCATACTTGAATTCAAGAACAATAGGTGATAGTATATCTAATGGAGATATTGAGTCAATCGTTAGGTCTTCTTCTGATTTAATCAAATCAGTAAACGTTTTAAGCGTTTCTGTAAATGGTCAAGAAGTTCCTAAAGGAATGTTCACTATAAATGACGATAGACAGTATATGGTAGCTGGATCTGTATCTGTATTTTCTGTTATAATGTCTTCCATAACTTATTAATCAGAAAGTGATACAAATGAAAGAAAAGTACTTTCTTGTCACCAACAAGTCTATTGTAAAAGCTAAAAACATGACTCATGCAAAAGCTTTGATTAGCGGTGACGAAACGGTTCCAGGAACCATAATGACCGATAATATAACTTCAAGAGAAGTAGACGAAAGTAACGCATCATCGTATTTTTCTACAATCTCAGAAGAAGATACTCTTGAAGATGAATATGAGGATTATAGAGATGCAGGATTGTCTATGTCGTCAGTTCCTTCGTCTACTATTGATTTTCTTAGATCAGAAAACAAAAAACTTGCCAGACAAGTAGATAGATATAAGAACATCAAAGAAGAGGCATCGCACCTTGTGTATCAAGCAGCTTTTGATGCTTTCAGTAACTTTGATCTTCCAAAGATTTCAAAGCCAGTTCTTACCAAAAAAAGAGCAACTCCAGAAACAGCAGTTGCAGTTTTTGCTGATTGGCAGTTAGGTAAAGTTACATCAACTTACAACTCCGATGTATTGGCAAGAAGAATTGAGCAATACACCGAAAAGATGATTGAGATCGTAAATATCCAAAGAGCCCATCATAATGTTGACAATTTGCATGTGTGGCTGCTAGGTGACATTGTAGAAGGAGAAGAAATATTTCCTGGGCAAAGTCATTTATTAGATGCTGGCTTATATCGACAGGTTGGTATATACGGTCCAGAAATACTAACAAAGTTCATAACAACAGCACTTGAAAACTTTGAACACATTCACATTACTGGTGTTATCGGAAATCACGGTGCCGTTGGTGGAAGAGCAAGAAAGCAGCACGATCCAGAAACAAATATGGATAGGTTATTGTATAAGATTGTTCAGTTGATATTTAAAGATGAGCCAAGAGTAACGTTTAATATTCCAGATGGTCGCGGAGAAAGAAGTTTTTACGCAGTGGATACAATTGGCAGCTACTCAAGTTTGTTAATCCATGGAGATCAAATGCCATCCCCTACAGCATTTCATGCTTACTATAAGAAAATTATGGGATGGAAAGACGGTGCAATACCAGAAAATTTTGAAGATGTATTTATGGGCCACTATCATCAGCAGGTAAAGGTTACTATTGGAAGTGGTTTGTTGAGAATTTCTGGATCACCAGAAAGTAACAACACCTATGCACAAGAGTATTTCTCGTCTATGAGTAGACCATGTCAACACTTAATGTTTGTTCATCCAGATAATGGAGTCACTTCCGAGTACTCAATATGGCTTGATTCAGTATAGGAATAAATATATAAAAAATGAAAACCTATTTTTTAGCTTTAGTTAATACAGATTTTACAATTAATCGGAAACAAGTGGGTTTCTGATTCATTTGATCTATATTCAAATAGGTTTTACACAAATTACTCAACATATAGATCTCTTTATGGAAACAATCTATTAGAAGACTATACATTTACTGGATTAAGCACAATATCGGAAGCTACGCCTACAATCGTAGGATCTTCTCTAGTCACAGATTTTGGTGAGATAATTCAAGACCAAGATTTTGGTGAGTATTTTATCTTTGATTTTAATGAAGAAGATGGTTCATACTATTTTTACGACTTACTACAAAGTGCAACTCCATATAGAATATTATCATCAGTTGCTACTCAGAGCCTACCTAGGTTTGTTGACACAAAATCTGCAATTAATATATTAGGTTTTAAGCACTCTTTTGCAAATCTTCCTGGTTTAGAAGATCCAGAATTTTCTGTAAAAATATTTACCTCCAACAAAGAGGTAACATCTGATTCCGAATGGAAACAGGTAGCATATACTGATAGCAAAAATAATATTTTATTTCTTAGGTCTTCTGAAAGATACACTAAGTTTGAACTAGAGTTCAATGTTTCTTCAGATATATCATCAGCTAATTTTCTTTTATTAGTTCAAGTTGAAATTAATGAACCATCAATTCCAACTATATCAGATCATGCAAGAAATGTTTTATCTAGATTCCCTACTTGGACCAAGATGTATACAGATTCTTTGGAAAGGTCTACCCCAGAAACTGCAACTCCAGTTAGTCAGGCTGGCAAAATTGTAAGTTCGATATTTACCGAAGATTTAGATGAGGTTGACAGGCTAGTAGACTCAATAGAGTTAGACTCTTACATATCTAGCGCAGACGTTAGAGAGCTTGCTTGGGTGTATGTGTCGTCTCCTGTAGATCCAGGCTTTATAAAAGTAAGGGGAGATGGGATTGAGCTAGCAAGGCTCTCCTCCTACGAAGATTTGTTAACTTCTCAACCAACTGATTATTCTTTTTATTACGATTTTTTGTCAAGAAGTCTATATACACTAAGATCATTTGACTTAATTAAGGTAGATGAAAAAGAAGTCGATCAGATCGTAATACAAAATTATAACTCTTTTGATGAATTTGGATTAAGAGTTGGACTAACGAGACTATATCTAGAGTCTAATGCAAACTTTAAAAAGAGAATATTAGATGTATATTTAAATCCTCCAGCTGTAAATAAATTAGGATTACAGAGGACTCTTAGAAGAGAGCTAGATATGTGGAGGGCCTATGGGGCCACTCCAAACTCGGCATATATTGGAGCAACTCCAGAGATAGTTGAAATATCAGATTTGCAAAAATCCACTCCATATTTTGATTCAGATGGCAATCCACTACCAATGATGTTTTCTTTTGTCGAAGACATGAATAATAGGTTTGCTGTGAATGTTGGGTATGCAAAGTGGAGAGAATCATATTGGGATTACGCAGGCAATAAGCAAGAGGGCGTTTCTAGTATTCCTCAAATCACTGATCTTCCAGCTGTTAATGCTGACCACTATCAGCCTGGTGTTGGAGATTTCGACGATGCAAAAGTTGTACTAGAGCTTTTAGATAGACAAATAGCAGACAAGTATTTTACATTTAAAGTAAAAGGGGTTAAATCCGACGAGGTAGAAAGCGCCTACGAGCCTATAAGCATATACTATGACAGCTATGTCTCATATTATGAGAATTATTATGATCATCAATCTGCAACACTTAATTATACAATTGACCTTAAGCTTAGGCCCCATGGTACCATAACAACATCTAAAGTATATTCTGCTTCCGTAGTTGATAGAGTTAAAAATATTTATGGCCCAAACTCAAGTGCATCACCAGAATATGTTATTAGAAATATTTTTACTCCTACAAATTATTCAGATCCATCTATAAGATTTACATATGATTCAACTCCCTATTATAATGTGTTAAGCCCATCTGCAACACAAAATTATGCAATTAATCAAATCCCAGCTTCATACGTAGAAGCAGCGACGATAACTTATGGCGCTTTTGTTGATAACAATTCAAGCACTGGAAATTATGGATGGATAAAGTTAGAAAACTCAACACCAAATACTTATGTAACAAACACAAATACTCGTGTCATAAAAAATACTTCAACACCTTCTTATCAAGATCTAACATTAAAGTTAGCTTCTAACATATATAATGATTCAAAAAGACGTTTAATAGTTACAAGAAAAGTTAGATCAAGTTTAGTTAATCAAAAAATTAATGAAGGTCCAGAATTTGATCAAAAAAATAATATTGTCATTAATCCATTAGATATAAAATCAAAATTTGTTTTACCGCCTGGTTCAACTCCTGAATACATGTATGTTGAAAATATTGTAGTTGATAAATATGATATAGATAATTCTACTCCTCCTTATAAAGGATATGGCGGCGTTGCGCAAAACAGACAAACTGGCTCCTATGAGCTAATACCATCTTCGCCAAATATAATAGCCAGTATTATTAATCCAGACTTTGCTACTCCAGATCTTCATGATCATTACATTGACGTTACTGGTGGATCTACTTATAATTACTATTTTAAGACACTTAAATGGCCGTATGGCGCAACTCCACAGAGTTTAGTTATTTCTTCAGCTGATAGCTCTATCTATCCATTTGAATATAATGTTTGGGAAGATTTTGAATCGAATTATAATTCAACAATTAATTATAAAATATCTAATAATGGAGTAGTTTTGTCTACCCCAAATGATGGTATGGAAGATTTGGGTAATCAACAAAATAATTTAATTGGTACTTTTGATTTTACAAGATCTGAATTAGGACTTTCTGCATACGAGCAAGATGCAAATCTAATAATTGAATCAATAGAAATAATTAATACAGATAACAATACGCTTGTATGGCAGGAAAACGCATACGATGAACTTGGAAATATAAACTTTAATTACCTTGATCCTCAAGATAATAAATACAAGATGAAATCAGTGCAGTTTAATGCCAAGTATGATATTGAAGCAGAAAGGTATTTGATACCTTCATTAAGGTCTGGTTGGTATTATTATCAAAGTTCTCCCAATTATGGAGCAACCCAAGGTTATATCTATGCCCAACCAAAATCATACTATGCCAACTCAGATGATAGTTTAGTGCTTGGAGAAGTAGCTAGAGCTGGAGCTCCGATTATAGTTAATGTTATATCAAATGGATCAACAGCTGAATATTATCAAGTTTCATTTTATGATGAGGCGACTCCCAGTGATCTTTCATATTATAATTTTGAATACATTGTAGCTAGCAATCCATACTCTTTATATTTGGCTTACAGTAATGTTTTTGATGTATCAATTTATGATACATACACAGGAGAATATGTTGTACAAAATGAAAGCACTGCAACAAATCAAATTAATTTATTCTCAATTCCAGAAGAAACTCCATTAGTTACAGGAAGAGAGTATAAGGTTGAATATAGAGTGAGAAATGTGTTTAATGTTGACAATTTTGTTTATAATAATTCTACAGATCAATATGAAACAACAATTACTCTTCTTTCTACTCCAAATTCAGAGTATGGAGTGAGTGTTCAATACGAGTCCGCTATATATGATAAAGACTTTGAGATTAATAATGTATATCTGAACCCAGTATATAATCCAATACCAGAAGGGTACCTATATCTGTCCCACGACTCTTATACGAGCGAATCGGTTGACGTGTATCTATCGCCAAAAGAAATACTAGATAATGGAATAGACTTTGCAGTAGTATCAATTTTGTCAAAAGACAGCAACGGCAATCCAAAACCAAATCAAACATTTGAAATACTAGGAAGTAATATATCATCGACCCCAGAATATGTAACCACCAACTCTGATGGTTTGGGGAAGGGAATCATTAAGTATGATGGCTCAGGTATTTCTAAAACCGAATCTAAAATACTATATGTAAATGGCACAGAGAATGGCAGCGCAAATGCTCATGAAAATAGTAGCTCTTACGGAATTTCTGCAACTGTTAACTATTATGTTAAGCCAGCTCAAACACAGCAAATATCTCTGTTTGCAGACTCAGATAAAAAAATAATAACCTCAGATGGTAATGAAATAATAAACATTATTGGAGAAACAGAATCAGATTCTGTAGTATATTGGAGAAAGGCAAGAAGCGTTTACAATGCCCTAGCCCTAGGTTACTCTAGCTCCGCAGCTACACCGGGTCAAAATATTAACTCCGGATATGTTATGTCTGATTCATCTGGTAAGTTTAAAATAGGACCATTTATTGCTCAAAATGATGCAACACCAGGATATTGGTTTACTGTGATTGATACTCAAGGGAACTCATCTATATCGGCAAATCCCGCTACTATAGCTGGAGACATAGTTTATTGGTACGAAAAATACGATGCTGTACAATCCGACAATCAGGAATCGGTTTATATTCCAACTTCAAATGAATCTTCTGAATATCAATCTTATAGAGAAGATTTTAAATTTAAGGCTGATCACCTGACTGGCTCAGAATACTATGATACTGAGGCAGCAACTCCTTGGGATATGCCAGTCTGGTATCCAATAGAAAGATTTACACAGTATCAACTTGGGTATTTTGGAAGTACCCCGAATACAATAACGAATTTAAATAATCTTCATAAAGATTTTGAAGAGGAATAAAATGAAAATATTTGAGAATAAAACACAAGACCAAAAAGAAAATGCAATTAAAAAAGGCACAACCCTGCCAAAAGGGGCAGTAAATCTGCGGATGGTATTCATCAGAAGAAATAACTCCGTCAAATTCTTTAAGTGTTGTTGATTTTTCTCAAAATATTCCAGAAGCAACAGTGCCAGCATCAGTTACAGAAACTGATTCAATTATGTACGCAGACGAGTTCGGAGTGCTTAGGTATGCTAAGGCAGACCCATATAAGTCTCAATTAAAACATTCTCCCATTATTCCAAGCCCTGAAGTTTCAATTAGTGATAAAATTTTAAACTTAAGCGTACAAGACGACCTTAATTTTACTTCATCTATAGATGATCTTTCTCAGAAAATTTTCGCACATAGCTATTACGTAAGCAATCATTTTACAATACAAAAAAACGATTTTCCGATTTATTCAAAATTAACTACATCTCTTCCAGTTGAGGATCCAGAATCTTTAAACATTAAGGTTGTCAACAAAGATGGAATTAAATATCAAAACGCAGATGGAACTCCTAAGTATAAAATTATTTTAGAAAAATATTCAAGAAATTCTGGTGACATTATAAATGGAACTTCTTTTTATAGAATAATAGTCTTGCTAGAAGACGTTAATGCCAATGGAATAAGTTTAATATACGACAAGTATGAAATAACTTCTGACGGTCTGCCAAAAAATCAATTCCTAGGTTTTAAAGAAACAATTAATTCAGTAAATCTTTATGATCAAATTCCAGAAGAAGCAGAGGTAGTTGATTTTTCTTCTCAAGACAGAAGAGTATATTCTGTTCAAATGTTTTCTCATAAAGAAAACAATTTATTGAAACATAAAAACGATGAGCCTGGATGGAAAGCTTTCGTTCCGAGAAAAGCTTTCCAAGACCCAAGAACTTTTCAGTCATTTAACTGGAGAATAGTAGCTAAAGTAAATTATGATTACGGATTACTGCAGGGGAGAACCTCTCCAGTAATCAGGGCTGCAGTAATAAAGAGGGCATCAGAATCAAGGACTCAATATCCATATGTATTTAGCAATTTAGAGCAATTTAATATTAATAGCCAAAGATTATCAATTCAAAATCCAGCTTCTCCAAATTTAACAGATAAAAATTCTGCAGCGTACTGGGAAGTTTCTTTGTCTGATGTTAATATTAATAACTATAATTATGATATTTTGTTTTGGTGTCCAACATCTACAATTCTAGAGCAAGAATATATATCTATACGTAGACTACTATCTTCGGGAGTTTCTGTCTTTATAGATTGTTCTAATCTAGATATGAGCTCTTCTACTTTATCTGGTTTGTCTTTCTTTGGATTAAATTATTCAGCTTCAAATAAAACAGCAGGTTTAATTAAGTTAAATTCCTCCTACGAAAATGGTAAGACAACATTTAATGGATGGAATATGAATGAATATTCCCACACAACGGGGAATGAATCTTATGGAGCTTTTGGTATAAGAAAAAGTTTACTAACTAACCAACTGTCTTCTATTAAATCATTTAACGCTAGTTCAGATTGGCAATTGATAAGCAACGATTCAGTTTGCAATATTCAAGATGGAACAAATAATTATCCTATCATTTTGAAAAAAAATTTCTTTCCAGATCCTAGCGTTGTCTCTAACCAAGTTCAAATGCGAAATGGCGTTTACTTTTGTTCAAATGCAATAGGAACCTATTTGAATGATTCGTATGTCAACTCTGTTATAGGAACTGTAGTTTCAAACAATGGGGCAACAAATGGATTAAGTTTTTCTTCTTCGTCTATTAACTCAATTACAGAGGGTCCAGTAAAACTATTTTATAATATAGTCTTAGAAAGTATTAAAAATAAAAACATATCTTCTAGATCGGCTCAAGCTCAATCTTCAGTGGTTTGGAGTGTTTCTCCGTGGAGAACTTCTTGGACTATTAATGGAAGAAAAATTAATAATCAAATAACTGTTTTGACAGAACAAGAAAAACAACAATATAATTTTGCAGAGAAAACAGAAATAACAACCGACTCTAATTCTCAAAGCGCACAAACAAAATTTTGTAGACAAGTAAACTCTTCTTTAACGAATGTGTTTGATGCCGACTTCAATCAGAACTCATCAGTTAGTTCATCTATTGTAAATAGAGACTATTCAAATGTTACTTTCTACATAGAGTGTACGAACCCTAATGTTGAGTTTTTAAATTTTGGCTCTATAGGAAATGATCAATATTTTTATTCAGGAAATACATCCCCTTATACTGTTTATAAATTGTCTACAGCAGCAAAGAGTCAAATATCTCTAGCAAGGACAGTGGCTATTGATGCTCATTCAAAAGTTAATTCAGTTGAAATAGATTTTTCATTAGTTCACTATCCATATATGTTGGTCGATGAATCAGAATATAACTCTGAAATAAGCAACAATACAAAGATACCATCAAGATATCTTGGCGGAACACAGTTGGTAAGAAACTACAACTTTTCTTTAAAAAATGAATTTTCAGTAACTAAAGTTACAGAAACAAATTCTAGTTATTCTATTAATTGGGAAGCTCCATTTTCTGTCAGAATGCAAGGAACTGGTACTGTAAAAAACGCAATAGTAAGAAACGAAAATAGAAAAGCAAGAATTGACAGAAGCATATCAGAAGTAACAGAAAGATACCTTCCTATCATAAATAGTCAATCTCCGTTTTTCGGAATGCCGTATTCCTCAAAGATATTTTCAAGAACAGATATACTGGCGATAGATCAAGATTCAACACTAGTCGCACAGAACAATTTTCATTACACAGACGACATACCAAGATCTGGAAGGTATTTGGGGTATAAAGTTCAATATTCTGGGGGTTCTTCAGGGACTTCTTCAGGAGGCTCTTCGGGGACTTCTTCAGGAGGTTCTTCAGGGACTTCTTCAGGAGGTAATAATGAAATTGTTACTATTAACTCAACACAATTTACACCAATTGTTGATATTGATATAACTGACAATTCAAGAGGTCTTGATCATTTTGAGGATGTTACCAGAGGTTATCTGGTCGCGGTTAAGAATTCTCCATCAGATACTAAAGGTAGGTTAGTGTCCTACTCTGCGCATTTTATTAATTTTGCAAAGGAGTGGTCAAAATCTTTAGCTCCCAATGCAGAACTTTGGGGAGATCCTTTTGACTTAGATTATTTTGTAAAAACAAAATATCCAGCCGGACTTTTTCAACGGAATAAATTCACAAAAAACAGGATTTGAAATCCTGGTACAAGTTTACAAATTTGTAAATAATGGAAAAGTTTTTTATTATTGGAGAACAGCAGAACAGATAGCCGCAGCTTCAGCTCCAGCACCAGCACCAGCACCAGCACCCACTTCTGCATCCAGCTCAAGCAATACGATTATTACTGTTAAAAACAGTTATGTTAAATACATACAATATACACTAAACTGTCAGGCATCTTTAATAGGACTTACTCAGAAATTGGCTATAGATGGAGAATATGGACCAAAAGTTTCCTCCGCTATATCAACTTTCCAAAGAAAAAAATCACAAAGCTTTATAGATGGCGTAGTTGATTCTGAAACAAAATCTGTACTAGCTCATTTTTGGTTAGATTTAAAAATAAATAATCCAGACAGATTGCAGCAACTTATTAATCAAGCTCCAGACAATGAAGTAAAAGAATATATATATTCAGCAATTGCTTTCTCAGATATATCTGATATTGGAAATTCAGAATATAGAAGAATTGGTTTTACTGGAACAAGAGGATCTTCATATATAAATGATTATATTATTGTCAAGGTACCAGACGGAACTGAGATACTACATGGTTTATATCTTGTAGCTGGTCAATGGAAAACAAAGATTAAACACGTATATCTTTATGACAGAGAATTAGTTCCTGCAAGCGAGCACATTATACCGAACTCAAGAATTAATGGGATTAGATCAATAGCAAATAGGTCGATTAATGTCACTGTTGCTGAGAACGATACTTACTACATAGATATAGCAGAACGCACAAATATTAAATACGTAATGCTAGAATTAGTTGGAGAAAAAATAAATGGTCACGGACCCTATGCAGAGGGCTTTTCTATATCAGATGTAATATTTGATGTTACCGTTAATGAAAATGTTGAAATTAAAGAAGATGAAACAGGACCAGTATATGGTTATGGAAATGGAAAAATCAAAGGCACTGCAACAATAGACGCAAGTGGTTACTCTGTTATTGACCTAAATAAGCCATTAAACTTAGTGACTAATACATCTTCAAACGCATCGTTGACTATCACAGAAGTATCTTTAAGCGATATATATGTAGATGCCGAAGATCTAGTTCATCTAGAAACAAATAGATATACAAATCCAAACTATAATAGTGCTAATCCATTTTATTTTTATCAAAATGGATCTCAAAATAATTCTCTTATTACTTACTCTTTAAATAATCAGAATCTTAATTTTTCTTTGGAACCTGTTAATACTGGAAACATTTCGGTTACCCAAACTCCTACTATTTTATCTGCCCAAAAAACCAATGTTTCACCAGCTGTTTCTGAATCTGTTTCTAATTTTTCTTCAACTGCAACAACTTCAGTTAATAAATATGTACTAGCATCAATAAACAATAAGTCTTTTAATCTTCAAACTGATCCAATTGTTACACAAATTAATTCATACTATTTAGCAGACGCAGATAATATATCTGCAACAATTCGTAACAATATTACAACTATATCAGCAAAAGATGGAATAGTTGTACTGACGGATTCACAAGGACAACCAACAGGATTTCCTAATTTTGCTTCTTACGCAGCGTCAAGCCCTAGTATAGACGTAACATTTGGTGACATGATATTGAATTGGAATCTCAATAGTGGAGTAGAGCCAACAGGAATAACTTGGGGTTTTTATAATATTGTAACAAAGAAACTTTATGGGAAAAAAATATCATATAATGAGTACATATCGGAAGATCCAAATAATATTTATATTGCCTTACTAGCTTATGATCTAGATGGGGATCCTCAGACTGGTAACATACTAAATGGAGACGCATTTGCAGTTCAGCATAGCTCCGTCCCTACAAAAATAGTTGCCCCCTTATACTCAGTTAAGGCAAAGTCATTATCAAAGGTGGGGGTTTCTGCTCCTCCAGCTAATTTGTCTAAATTTGATTCTTGGTTTATTGGAGTTGGAAGAGGAAAATTCTTTAAGAACGTTCAGATACCGTTAAACAGGTATAGTAATTTCATGAAAGAATATGCTGGAAGAAGTTTGAGATGCCTCTATGACACTACCGCATACGCTTCTAACTCTTCTGAATTTTTTGGCACTGGATACTATGATGTAAGAGAAGAAAATCCAATTGTTATTTCAGATAACGAAATACAATTAAGGCACGGTTCGATACATGTATATCAAAAGCAGATAGATAAGCAATCTATAGACGGCAACTTTAGTGACGCAAGACCGATATTGCCATGGGTAAAAGTTGAAATTTATAATTCTTCAAATAATTCTTGGCTAACAATAGATGAGGACTTAATTTTAGATTATAATAAAAACACAGGTAATATAATATTTAAAAAAGAAATAGTTCCATCAAACGAAAAAAATATTAGAGTTACTTATTCTGTTAAAAATAGAGACATTATAATTAGGCACATCAATGGATCGGAGATACCTATAAATCCATTTAGCCCAATTTCTGATATTTCTGATAAACCTATTTATATATATTTGCTTCCCTCAAAAATAGAATATATTGATAAACCCGAATACTCAAAGGTAATCAATCAATCTTACAATTCTGTAATTAACTGGACTTCAAGTTATAATATATTTAATCCAGATAAAGCTGAATATAATCCTTTAGCTCTTTTGATCGGCACTGCAAATATAATAAGTAAAAATGATTTTAATAATATTAATTTCTTAGATTTAAGAGTAAGAGGTGGCGGAATATCTGGAACACAAGACGAAAAGAGTCTTGCAAAGACAGACTCTAATGTCTGCTCCTATGCTGACGTATATACTGGTAAAGGATATATATATCCAAACGGTGGATATGTTATAGTAAAAATACCAAAAGAAGTTAAGAGTTACTTTGAATCAGAAGAGCAGCTATATTCAGTGATAAGATCTAACTTGACAGCTGGTGTAAGTTTTGATGTTCAAGACTTAGAAGGAAATGACTGGAGAACATTATAATGTTAACAGAATTAAATGATCAAATAACATCTTTTAGCTCACAAACAAGAAGAAAGATAACATCTATACTTTCTGAAAGTTTGATGGAAAAAAATGAATTATCAAACTTAATATCAAAAGTTTCTTCTTTTACAAGTCCCGCTTCGTATTCTCCTAGAGTGATAAGGCCATTAGAAGTTACGCAAAAAGAATCTATTATTGATATATTTAGAGATATTGATTTAAGAGTTAAGAGTCAGTATGATGTGTCAAACTCTTTGTCTCTTCTTTCTTCTTCTATATCTAATGTGTTTGGTGGGGAATTATCGAAAATTGAAAAAGATTTAAACTACTTAGAAGCATACATAGATAAATATTCTTTTATATCTGGAGAAGATGATTTGTACAATTCGTCTTTTATAGAAAATTTTGATAATAATATTAACTCCTATGAAAATGATCAAGTTGTAATTTCTCTAACTGATAGAGACCGGAGTAAATTTTGTCCCATCTGAGTATGCACAAGTTGACCCAGTTCAGGGATCTCTAAAGTTTTCTGGGTCGTCTCCAATACAATTAATACCTTCAGCAATTACTCAAGCAAAGATAAAGAATATCAGTTATGAAACTAATTTTTCAAAAGAATATATTTCTTCTGATACCGGAATAGAACAGCTTTTAAATATTTTAAATGAAAAATCTTGGAGCTTAACTGTTAAGTCTCCTTTTGTTATAAAAGACTCTATATTTGATAATCCTAAATATTCTAATTATAGAAACAATGTAAATGTTGATCCATCTGCTCAAGTTGCTGTAACAGTTGAACTAGACAACTTCTATCCAATAGCAACAGCAAGATTGTTTTCAAATAACTTTAGCAACCTCTTGTTATGTCAAGTAATAGTAGAAACAAAAGGTTCTCAATTGTCGTCAAGAGCATCGTCTGCAACAGTCAAGACTGCTTTAATGACAGAGGCAAAAACATTAAAGAATGTAATTGATTTTGATATTGATCAAACTATAAAATCAATCACTTTTATCATAGCTCAAAGAGCTTATGTAAGAAAAAAGAATGTTCCAATACAATCAGAAGTAAATTCAAAAATTATTTCTGCAATTGTATCTGAAATAAGGGCTCAAAGAAAAGTTCAGCATGACAATCTGCAAGATTATGTAATTAAATTCTTTTTAAATGAAACTCAAAACTCTTATATATTAAGGAATAAAAAACTATATTCATACAACTATACTAAGTACTATCCAACTTCTTTAACTAGAATGAATTTTGGTGCAATAGAAAAATTAGATAGAGATTCGTATTATTCTGACTTAGATAGTTTTAATAAATTTAAAAATACATCCTTGATATCTAATATGATATTTTCTATTATAACTTATACTCTTGGATCTAAATTAAAAAATAGTTCTAATTCAACATATATAGAATCTAATTTAATTGATAAGGTCAAAACTATAAGAAGTTTTAATTTTTCTGCCATGCTTCCGCTGGGTGACTCAAACATAGTCGACTCAAACATGCACTTCTTTGAAAATAGCTACGGATCATTATCAAAAGAAGAAGCAATTAATGTTTTAAATGGAACAGAAGAAATTAATACATATGAATATAGTTTTTCTTTTGGCAATATTTCATTATACGAAGCACCAAACGCATCGGTAGAAAGAGTTTCATTATTTAATAAATCAGTTTTTTGCAGCAAAAGGATACCAATTAATGGTAGACCACTAAAAGTAAAAATGCTAACAGACTACTTCAATGATGCTCACGCAAATCAGTCTAGCTCATCAAATAATAAAACATCAATTGAATATTCTGTTTCTATAGCTCCATCTCCATCGAATGAGTCAGATTGGATTCCCATTATTCCTTTTGATAAAGATGTTATAGATCAAGAGGTTTTATTTTTCAATAACTCTACAGCTACACTAAGGTTTGTCCCTTTGCCAGAATCTGTTTCGGTTTATGAGAATGGTAATAAAATTGATTTTTCAAGATATACAGTTTTAGGAAAACAGATTACAGTATCAAATTATAATAATAATAACAAATATTATGCAGCCTATAGTCCTAGCAATCCCAGTATAAACAAAGAAGTAGAACTACATAGTAGATATTTGTCAAGTCCCATTTTAGTTACGCCATCATATAACGGTTCAAATGGGGAATATTTTGGGCCAGCAAGAAGAATGAAAGTAACGTTAAGAAACGATCCTTTTGTTGATTATTCTAAGTTTCAAAATGCGTCCTACTCTTCTACCATCGGAACTATTACTTCTTCTTCAACCAGTAGCGGTTCTTATGATTATTCTTCTTATTCGCCAGTAAAAATAATATTTGAAGATGGAAAGACAGCAATAAATATAACCAACTATATATTAGATAATTATGAAATAGAATCATTTTATGATACAGATGAGATTTTATTTCTTCATTATGGCGATACTATAACTTTTAACAAAGAGATCACTTCTGGTTTTAGGGTAATGTATCAATATGTGCCCGACTCTTTTAGGTATAGAGTTGTTATGAGATCATTAGATAACACAGCAGAAAACTATTCTGTTGATAGATTAATATTTAAATTTTCTTCCGAAAAAAGAGATCAATTGCTGATTAATTTAGTAAAACATGATAATATATTTAAGAACCAAGTAAATTAGGAAAAATATGGCTCAACTATCTACAGATACACTAGTATATACTCAAATAATTTCAAAAGTTCAAGATTTTTTGACTAGATATTCAGCTAACAAATTTGCAAGTACTAAAGATTTTGATGAGGCATATAAAAACTTGCTGACAGAAATAGAAAAGTCAGTTGGCATACCAACGTCCAAGTTAGACTTTTTTCAAAAAGGAGAAATACCTTCTTCTGTAAAGTTTAATAATTTTTCTACAAATGTTTCAAATGATGTTAACATAATATCAAATCAACTTGATTCATTAGTTGCAAACTATATTAATTATTTTAATACAATGACAACTGAAATAGAATCAGAAAAACAATTTATGGCAAGAATAAAATCTAAAATATCTGTTTTAGAAATGTATTCAGGAAGTTCTGCCACAAACGTATCATACTTTGGAGATTTGTTAAATAATCTAGATCATGTCGACACCGCAAAAATTCCATCAGGCCTGATGCCCGCTGTTGAAGGAGGGTTTGCGTCTCTTCCTAAAAAGAGTTTAAAAAAGAGTATGTCAAAAGTTTCTGTAGTGAATCAGAACTATAACGGTAATCAATTAAAAGACATATCTTTTGTTGATATTTCAAACGGATTATTTGGAAATCATTTTTTATATTTCGATGATAACGCCAGTAACAACCCATTTATTTATGAAAAAGACTCTCCAGTTATAAGGTCTAATCAAAATGCGATAGTTGATGAAAGTCCTGCAACGTATTTTGAGTACGAAGCAATTAAAGTTCTTAGACCAATAGAGCAGTCTCAACAGTATGAATACCAATATAGGTCCTCTAATTCTGGAGTAAATCAAAACCTAATTAATTGGGCGTCTTTTGATGTGTCCAACCCACTTAAGTTAACTGTTATGTTGCAAACAAATTCTATTTCTGGAGCTGATATAAATTATATATCAATAGTTCCATTTTTTGGTTATGATAGAATTCATTTAATTAAAAATATTAAAGTTTCATCTATTAAATTGTATAATGAAAAAGATAATAAAATTTTTACTTTGTTTGAAAATGAAAACATATTTATAGGCTCAGATATAGCTGCTCCTAATTTGTCCTCAAAAAATAAATATCATTATAATAAAGGTGTATTTAAATTTGAGAACGTAAAAGTTAATAAAGTTTTCATTACATTTGAGCAGGGATCTTTTGATGAGGTGACAATCAAGCACACGTACTGGAAGCCATACGAGACACGAGAGTTAGCAAGCACTCCATTGACTTCTGCCTCTTGGAAGAATCAGTCTAGATTTGATCCTTATGGAATAGTTTCTGGTAACCAAGCAATAAGAGTAGAAGATGTATCTTGGGATAGTTCTGTAATTGTTCCATTTTTCTCAAAGCCATCAGAGTATAAGAGTTCGGCTCAGGATTTAAGACCAGCAACTATTAAGTATTCGCAACAAGCAAATAAAAACGTTGATAGAGTAAAATATACTGGAATACAAGACAATACATACTATTACTACACATCAAAAGATAATCTAAATGGATGCAATTTTAGGGTTTTTACTAAAGACAAAGCGCAAGCATTTAAAGATGCCTCAGCCTCATCTGCAGCCCCCCTGCTTAAGACAAGGATTATAGACGATCTTTCAAACGAAAATGTAAATGGTAGAGTAGCAATTTTTATCAATGGTAATGAAAATATTTCAGATTATACGTTGTCTTTAAGAAATAAAATTGTTTCTACTTCTACATCAAGTTTGGTAACAACTTTCATATGTCAAACAAATCATGGGCTTAGTGTGGATGACTATGTTTACATAAATATTGTTGGTGACTTTGCAAAGAATAGCAAGCTCGCTGCAATTACAAGAAAAAAGTATAAAGTTACTGCAGTCGATGCAAACGCTAAATCTTTTTCTATTGCATCTACAGCTTTAGATTATTCTACAATTAACTTAGACAGTTCTTTTTTCTATAAAATAACACAATCTTTTACAGATACAAATACATCTGTAGAAAATTCTAGTGAATTGGAATCTTCTCTGTCAGAAAAAGCTTTATTCTTAAAAAGAAATTTTGAATACCTTAAGGCAAAAAGAGCTGCAATTGGAATTAGAGATATATATGTTGGAAGCGAAAAGTATTCTGATAGCTGTCAAATAATATCTAAGCCACACTATATATATGGATCTATTCAAATGTTAAGTCTTAATGTTGATGAGCATTTGCCGGTTGAAAGAGATTCTGCTGGAGAGGTAATAGGAAGAACAAATATTGAATACTATGTAAGTGTTGATAATGGTTCTAGTTGGATACCAATATCTCCTATTCAAAGAAGCTTCGAAGGAAAACCAGAAGTTATAGCATTTAACCAAAATCTTTCAAACAATCAAGCCATACCACAAATAGCATACTATAATTTTCCTGAGGTTCCTCAAAACATTACGTCGATTTTGTTTAAAGCGGTTATGACAAAAGATAAGTCATGTAACAGTACCCCAATTCTTTATTCATATAAGTTGGGAGTAAAGGTAGTTTAAAATGTCAATAGAAAATATACAGAAAAAAAGGTTCCTAGAAACTATATACAAGATGTATTATGCGCTTGGTAGCGATCCATCTGATTCCGAGATTTCAAATATATATGGAAGATACTTTTCTAGATTTGCACCGGGATCTTCTGTTACCGTACCTTATGATGACCTAAATGCACAATCGGTTATAGATCAGGATACTTTAAATAGAATAATGGTTCATATTATTTATAATCTAGACGTTTTATACGAAGCTTTTTACGATCAAATAGAAGATCTATATTCTATAGTTAATACCTATAATTCTAGAATAGAGTCAATAAGATCTAAAAGAGCAGAAATAGAAAAAAAAGTAGATGATCAACTTTTTTCTATAAGAAATACTGATGGATTTTATTATTCTGTATCTGAAGCTTTTAATGATTTGTCAAAAACAGATGTAAATTTAACTACTGCTGTAGTGGATGTAGAAAACAGAAAGTTAGATATACCAAAATTAAATTCAGGACTTTTTAATTACGTTGGCAACATCATAAGTAGGGCCTCTAATGTTACAGTAGAAACAATATTCGAAGGATCTATTGTTAAAACAGAAAATGTATCACTTCAAAATGCTTTTAATGGGTTAAATAATTTTGATTGGAGATATACATTTGAGTCATCTACAATAGGCTTGTGTACAATTAAAATAACTATACCAGTATTGTCTACCTTAACCCAAAATGTTTCATTAATAGAAGGTAAGATAAACTCAATTAAACCTGTCGACACCGCAGCTATAGTAGTAGATCCAACTTCTAGATCAAGATCTTTATCATTTACGAAATCAAACACTTTAGATTTTGATAGATTTTCTTTTTCTTTTCC